GTTCCTTCATTCTGAGATTATTGGAGATCTGGGGAGAGGGAAGGAGCAAGTCATATAATCTTGAGATACTTGAGAGTGATAGACTTAGTACTCTGAGAGATATAGATTAGTTGAGTAATTACAGTAACATCCAACACTATCAATGCATTAATCTGAAGATATCTGGAGAGATCAAGCAATTACATCAATATCATTGATTATATTACGTAATGCCTTCGGGTAATTATAATAATTAATACATCAGTCTAACAGCTGAAGCATTAACTCAAGCCTCCCTGGATACTGTAGGATAATAGCTCTCACTGTGTAATATACTCAAGTAATTAGTTCATAATCTATTAACTCTCAATCTATCACACTCTGCCATTCGATACATTCTACAATCTATGGACTTGTTGCTTCATTCTAAGATTATTGAGAGTTCTGGGGAGAGGGAAGGAGCAAGTGGTATAATTCTAGAATACTTGAGAGTGATAGACTTAGTACTCTGAGAGATATAGGTTAATTGGTTAATTACAGTAACATCCAGTACAGCTGATACAACAGTTCATGTCTATCTGGTGAGCTTGGATAATTGCAGTAACTATCTACTATACATGATCTCTTCAGAATCAGGAATCGAGTAACAATCTGGCTATTCTGAATGATCTCGAACCTCTGGAGAATCAATCCTCCTCGATTGAATGTTGAGTCCAATTCTCACTGTAATCTACAGTCACTGAATATGTCCAATAATCCCTCTGTAAGGGTGCAATCCACGAGGCGATCCGCACATCATTCTCATATTGTTAGGATGAATGCAATGACTGTCTAGATTGTTGAATCAATTACTAGGAGAGTTAGTGGATCAGCTCAAGTCCTTCGGTGTGCTTGAGAGATGTAGAGATTGATCATCCTCTGGAGATTGAATCATAATCTCACTATGCCAGATCGATCTCAACCTCTGGAGAATCAATCCTCTTCGACTAGATGTTGAGTCCAATTCTCACTGTAATTCAAGTACACTGAATATGTCTGGATAACCCTCTAGTGGACTGTTGGTCATGAGGCGATCCGCACATCATCCACTAGACTGTAAGATGAACGCTCTCACTGTCTGAGATATTATTGTAATTATTGAAGAGTTAGTGGGTCAGCTCACATAATATCATCGCTATAGATCAAGATGATATTAATCAATAATGTGGGAGTATACAAGATAATCTACCGGACTAATAATTGATTCGATCTATCACACAATCCCTGAATGTACATGATTCCATCACCTTCGATGGAACAATGCCCTGAATATCTCAAGATCTACTGTAATCTAATCCTATGTAGTTCATTAGCTAGAGTGTAAGCTACAATCATGAACTTAGTTGTCTCATTATTCCCCGAGTTCATCAATGAGTAAGGAAGTCCACAGTAAGGAGTTGTCTGATACTCCTGAGGCTCATTGGTTGTTATAATTACATTAGACTCTTGAATAGTAATGGTACAATCTACGAAGAGAGCCAAGCAGATATTGTAACATTCTCTCACATTGGATGTGAATGAGAGAGTTAGCCTGACTCTGGACTCTACAGTAGATACACGAATATGATCTAATCCTAACTTCATCAGCTGTCTGACTGGAGATATTGATGAATTCAAGATGACCCCGTGTGATGTTCTAATCTGTCTATCCTTCAATTGTTGAAGTAGGGATTGTCTCATCTTACATAATTCCACTTGAGATTCTATGTTATAATCTGGATTGATCTTCAGAATCTCTTGAAGGATGAGATATTGGGATGGTGCCCGAGGGAAGCAATCAGGGAATGACTTGGTCAATGATTCCTTCGAGGCTGTAATAACTTCATTAATATACATTGGGAGAGATTGATTGGTAGTATGTACATATGTAGGGATCTTGTCCTTGTGCAATTCACACAGAGAGATGTATGGATGATAGAAGAACATAGCCTCTCTAATCTCATGATTGTTAATGTAATTAATCTGTATTAGACCTCTATGTCTCTCAATAGAGCAATCATCTGGAAGCACTGAGGAGATCTCTTGGTGATTGTCCTTCCAGAGTAACTCTATCAATGTAACATCTGTGTAGAACTTGATATTAGCTCTGTCTCTGAGCAGATTGAAGAGAGGAAACCATCTACTGACTTGAGATCTGGCTCTATTCCATTGAATGATGAACTCTTGACATAACCACGCTTCATCCATGGATGATAATGTATATACAAGTGATCTGATTCTTCTCTCCTTGGGATTAACACGAGATGAAGTCTCTGTGACAATATCCTTGCAGACTTGAGCTATCTTAACTATTGAAGAGGACATTTACTCGGACAATAGGTATATATGAGAGTGGCAATATCTATCAGGTTGAAGGAGATGATCCAGGTTAGATCTACAGATCAGTTCATAACTCCAGAAGCCAATACGTATATGTAGAATAAGATATGATTATGATACATGGTCTATGTTGATCGCATGAATAATGTATTGATATAGTTCGATGATTCAGGATATGTTGGATATATCGCGGTGGGATCTCCTTGCTAACATGTTGTAGATGCAATGAAGTCTATGTCCCTGGAGTATGATGATGGTGATATGATCACATCATTGAATGATCCAATGAAGGTAAGATCAGAGAGATGCTGTACTAATGATCAGTCAACGCTGTGACGTATTGAATGATATGATTAGATCCTTAGAGCAATGATCTCAACACTCTCAACGGTTAGGGATCATTACATCCTTCTCTGTATGTATAGGGTCTATTCCTAATGAAATGAGTTCCAAGAATACACAATGCTCCATCTCAGGATCCAGAATATTCATGTATGGAGAGTATCCGGATACGAGGATAGTAAGGAAGAGGCTCTTCTCAGATATAATTGGGAGATTGTATAGAATTGAAGGTGGTATTCTAGTAGATTATGGATACTATGACTATCTCAGGACAGGAGGAGGTAGCGATGTAGCTAAGTATCTATGGTATAGGCATGTCACATCTAATGAATAATATAGATAGTATATTAGTTGATAGCATCATCTGCTGAGGGATAATGTCATCATACCGAAGAGGGAGATACATAGAATATCTCAGTGATTGTTGCATCATCCCCCTAAGATTATGAGTATTGCAAGCATGAGTGATGTTGAATGTGACATTATTACACATTGGGAGATGATGGAGGGGGATATATTGATGTTACCAGGTGATATGACATGTAGATCGCTTGACATATTCATTATGATCCATACATCGTGTAGTCTCGAGAACTTAGCACATAAGACTGTTATGTGATGGTACCAGAGATGAATATATCACATATACTATTGATGAATTATACCACCCCTTCGGTGATATTATTCCACTATGAATTAACTAGAACAGGCAGTACATACATCATCTGTACAGATGAACTTCTTACCTGATATATCCTTGGTGATTGTAGGAGCCTCTTGAGTCTTCACAGCATCTACATCATCTCCTTGGGATTCAACGAACTTCATTATATCTACACCTAATGTTGCCTTCATGGTCTGAACAGCTGGTTGTGTTCTAATGTAATATGCTTGAGTCTTCAATCTCAACATAGCAGTGTAAGTGTAGATAGCTTCAATCTGCTCAATTGTTGGACTAGCGATGTAGATGTTAGTGCTCTGGGATTGACAGATATATCTCATTCTATCTGCTGTCATCTTCAATAACTCCTTCTGTGATAGTTCCCACATTGTTCTATACTTCCTCTGGAGATATGTGAGTCTATCCCAATCACCGTTGAAGTTAGGGAAGAGATCAAGTCTATCCCTGATGAGAAGATGTAACTTAGCTATAGATCCATTGTAAGCTTGCATTAACTCTGTAACAACATACTCCCAAGCTCCTATCTTCTTCAGATCCTTGACCATGAATCTATTAACCACAGTGTATGATCCTGAGATTAACTTCCTGGTATACATGTTAGATTGATGAGGCTCTACACATTCAGAAGATGATGTAGCTTGAGAGCTTGTGGCTGTAGGAGCAATAGCAATCAGCAACGAGTTCCTAACACCATACTTCATTACACATCTCCTGAGATCATCCCATGTTGGTTGGATCAAGTCTCCATTCAGAGTGATAGGTTGTTGATTCCATTCAGAAGGATCTACGGGGATGTCATCTTCAGGATTATCAATTACTCTCAGTCCCAATCTCTTCATCTCCTTCAGCTCATCAGCCCATAGATCGAATTGGAACTTACCTTCAGATAGGGGTGATCCCTGGAATGATTCGTAAGGACCATCTTCAATAGCTAATCTAACAGACTCAGCCATAGCATTGAAGTACATGCAAGCGAAGATCTTCTTGTTCATATCTCTTGCTTGTTCGGAATCGAAGCATAGATCTAACTTATGGAAGGCATCAGCTAATCCTGAACAACCTAATCCCACAGGTCTATGCCTCTTGTTAGATCTTCTCATTCCTTCCTGAGGTAACCAATTGTGATCAATGATCATGTTCAAGTTCTCGGTCACAGATCTACTCACTTCTCCCAGTCTATGGAAGTTGAACTTACCCTTCTTCACGAATGCGCTCAGCCTGATAGAACTCAAGTTACATACTGCTGTCTCTTCAGGACTTGAATACTCAATAATCTCTGTGCATAGATTGGTTGTTCTAATATTACCCAGATTGCGTTGATTAGACTTGAAGTTAGATGAGCAGCCATTCATCATGTATGGAAGTGATGACTTACTGACGTTAGTTGCTATCTTCTTCAAGAGCTCTCTAGCCTTAATTGTCTTACGAGCATATGAGGGAATTGATGGATCTTGTTCATATCTCACATATCTCTCAATGAATGGAGCTCCTGATAGATCTAATAGATCCTTCGTATAGTTAGGACAGAAGAGAGTCCATTCCCCATTCTTGAAGACTCTATCCCAGAACAACCATGAACTCCAGAGACAAGTCTTGAGGGTATGGACACGTTGGGTATGATCACCCGTCTTCAGTGTTAGATTGATATAGTTCTCAACATCAATGTGATGTAATGTCATGTTAGCCATACCAGCTCCTGTTCTCTTACCTCTCTGATCTACTGTCTTAGTTGCTTCATCACATACCTTAAGGAGAGGAATAGGCCCCTTCGAGAACCCTGTCAATCCAATCTCTGAGTGTCTAATACCTGAGACATCGAAGCCTGTACCACCAGAGTTAGATGAGATGTCCATGATACTTGAGATTAATCCCTTCCAACCTCCAATGCTGTCATCTGGACAGACAAGGAAGCAAGAGGACATCTGAGCATTCTTCATACCTGCATTGAAGGCTGTTGGACTAGCCACTGAGTACAGCTTCTCATTCAATTCATGCCAACATTGAACAATTCTGTTAATTCCCCTGGTGTAATAGTGTTGTACAGCGATTCTCCAGTTCATCATAGCCTCAGTCTCTACAATATCAGAGTTATATCTGGGACGAGAGAGATAATTCCTGACTAATGATGAAGCACTGAACCAATCATGCTTGAATCTCTTGCTATCCTTCGTAACTGATTCAATTGTATGTGCATGTTCTAGCATATATTGAGCTATATCATCAGATAACCTCAAGTTCATAGCATCAACATATCCTCTGACCGTCTGAGGACATTGTCTCTCAACATCATATATAATCAATCTACCTGCTAGGAGAGATCTATCACGGTCATATGAGTCAGATCCCATAGTCAATGCTCTCTCTTCAATGCTAGAAGAAGTAATGATATCCTCAATCTCCTTATGAGTGATCCCAGAGAGATCATGTAGCATATTATTGATTATTGAGTCCATGGTGTATCTTGTGAGTTCTTTATGTACGTAATATCTGATATATCCATGAACAGGACATACGAGAGAGAATGTATTGTGGCATCATAGCATTGGTTGTTGTAGATAGATTGCAGTTGATGTTGTATCTGGGAGGTTATTCCTTCTATTATCTAACAACAACTAATGTAGTGTAACTGATTGGATCATTACATCCATAGTGTTAAGTTAGATGATGATCAGACCCCTATCCCTAGGATTGTTCCTTCTATCGTCTATGGCCGATATCACAATATACCAGATAGCTGATATCAAGGTAATTGATACAATGATACCATAGATTGTTGAGGCTGTGGGGTGATCTTGCACAGTCTTAGTCATTAATGATACAGGATACATGACGAATAAGATTAATAATCCCAGAGTGATAGCTAATATGAATGAACTGTAGAGAGTAATCCCAGACATATAGGCTATCACCATAATGAGGATAATGATAACAAGATAGATTATCAAGGCTGTTGGTAGATCCATGTTACTTTGATGAATGATATGATGAGGAATACACCATTGATTGTAATGATGCATTCTATTCAGCCTGATCAATGTTATGATAATTAGATCAAGGTGTAATTATTGAATATCTCTGAGATCATAGATGAATTGAAGGGACTTAGCATTGATATCTCCAATGACATCGGTCTTCGAGAGAGCCAATCTATCGAATTCCTTCAACATAGCTGCAAGGTCTGATGGACTGTCATCCTGTGGATGCTTCAACTTCTCCAAGAGAGTGATGATATGCTTCTGTCTCTCAATTGCTAAGTCTATGGATGAGTGAACTCTTCTCAATTCAAGGATGGAGTTAATCTTCAGAGATCTGATTGACATTTTCCATCAATGTCGGGAATAGTATACAATTATTCCATGATGTCCATGGAACCATTGAGTGATGTAATATTAGATATCTGCGTAAGGGTCTATATCCAATGCAACCTTCTGTAAGATCTCTTGTTGTCCTTGAATATCTCTGTATCTTGTCCTGAATGCCTTCGAGAGGGGACCTGATCCATTCAATAACTTACCCTTGTATTGATGATCTAACTGCTTCATTAATTCAATCTGTTGTCTGGGAGTCATGTTAGATCCTGAGTTAACTTCAATGAGATCACTAATTAATATGTATGGATTGATCTGTCCCTCGAGAATAACATTGGGATTGATAGGATTATTCAATAGAAGCTCTATCTTCTGATCTAATGAGAGATTGGCCACAGGAACATTCATTGTCTGAGTAATATTTGAAGAATATCAGATATTGGATTCTGCACGGATTCAGGAGATATGTCATTACCTGCAACCTCAATCTTACCTTCTAACATCTCTCTGATTGTATGACAAGACTTCAATCCCCTCTTGGCGAAGAACCTACGAAGTGAGTCCATCGTCGTTAATGATCGTCTGTCTAACTCAACCTTAGTGTAATGATTGATCTTATTCTTCATGAGGGATTCGAATTCATCTCTAGTGAATAGCCACATCTTGCCTTCCTTGACATGTTCAACAATATCAAGTTCTGAGTAATCCCAGATTGACTCCATAGACACATTCTTGTCATTCATTATCTCATGACCCATAGATTCATAATGCTTCCTAATCTTGTCTGAGTGAAGCTTACAATACTCATCTATGCTCGAATGTTCAATGCCCTCGATAATGTCCTTCAAGGGATGTGTAGATTCATCAGTCTCATGGCATCCAAGCGCATATCTCTCAAGACCTCGATACTTAACCAATACATTATATCTTACTTCACTCTTGAGTAGCTCTGAAGTCTTCTCAGGTAAGGTTAAGTGATTAGATAACTCCTTCATTACACTATACTGTACAGGATCACTGGCCATAGCCGTTAGAGGAGCAGTGAGGAACTTATTAATGAATTCTGAGTACTCCTTCCTTGCGTATACAGTCCAATACCTCTCATGATTGTCTATCAACTGCTTAATTCTCTCCAGAACAGATGGAATGTAATCGCTATCATGGGTCTTGATTAGATTGAGACGGTCAATGGATATGGCTCTAATTGCTTCGGAAGTACATGTTACACTATTCAATTCATATGCCTTCAGCAGGTTAGATTGCTCTCTGTGAGGGATGGATACTCCGCAGAGATGAAGTAACTCCATTGTCCTGAAGATTGACATGGGTGTCTTCAATACATTAGAGCAATGAACACATCTCTCAAGGGATATATCTCCTGATACCTCATACATTACAGATGAATACTCAGTCATCTGCGCTACAAGGATGAAGTCAGGATGTAACTTCAAGACTTGAGGTGCTCTCAGGATAGATCCTTCAGATACAATCACTAACGCTCTGAAGGCTATGAGAGCATTATCTGTAGGCCCTGAAGTGATTAGATAATTGAATAATTCGTCCAATTCAATAACATCATCTGAGACTAGGTAAGGAATATATGCAATATCAATAACTTCAGAAGTTGGAATTGTCTTGTCCGTCATTGCTTGTTTAGGGAGATGGGATCAATGAGTAATGACCAAGGAATATGTGATAGTAGGAGTTACTATGAATAACACGCACATCTGTCTGAGCAGACGTGTATGTTCAATAAGTTGGCTTATGCTTACAGATCAATGCTATCTCTAATTAATGAGTATAGAATCATTCCAGGGATGGATCTAATTACTTGATTGATGCAGTGTAAGATGTCAATGTCTTTATCCTCTGACATCTTGGCTGCTCGATCTAATAGATCCATAGCTTCAGTTGTTACTCTGTGAGCTACATGAACATTCTCTTGATCGAATGCACACTTGTAGAGATAATCAAGGAATTCAGCCCTCTTGGCAATCATTCTCTTGTAATGTCTAACAACATCAGGCTTCAATGAATCTCTCACAGCATTGAACAGAGCAACAGCTGGTGCTAACAGAGCAAGATCATGAGGTTCATACACATTGGAAGGATACATGACAAGCTCTGGGTGTGCATTGTGAAGATCATCAATCTCTCGTTCAGTTAATCTCTTCACATAGTCTCTTGTCTGTGAGTTCATAGGGCTGATTCTGTACAATCTGTTCAATAGATTAGGGTTCTCATCCGTAACTTGAATGCGTCTGTGATACTGAGGGCTGAGGATCCTCATGAATACTAAGTTGGAGTCATCCTTGGTATTAGATGCTATGACGAATCCCCCATCTCTCAGAATAGCATTGGCTTGTCTAGTCTTCAATGGGTTAGGGATCTTATCCTTACATCTCATGGACCAATCAATCTGCGCTTCAGGCACATTCAACTTACACTTGGTAATAGCAACTAAGATCAACTTAGGTTCATTAATCTCTTGATGCAGAGAGAGTTCAGGATGAATCAGTAGATAGGTGTAGCACCAAGCACTGAACCTCTTGTATTCGTTGAATAGATCTTGGAAGCCTTCAGGTCTAGCATCCTTCAATAGTTGATCGAATGTTCTAGACTTACCGAAGGTTGAGTTAGAGATATCAAGCTTACGAAGGGATGACGTATATATAATGCCATTAGCGTAGAATACTCTGATGAGGATACCTTCGAAGCCTTCTCTGAGAGTATAATTAGACAGTTGATGCTCATTGTTCTGAATATCCACCATCTTATGGCTTACCTTGTTAGATACAATGTCTGGAAGCATAGGGACTGGAGGAGCAATCAATGAGTCATCTAGGGTGATAGCACCTCTGCTAACATCCTGATCTCTAGAGCACTTGCTAGAGTATGTGTGATTCATTGATTGAGATACGATAGATACTTGATGTGACATTACTGATTGATGTGATGTAATATTTAATAGATAGGTGTAAGTGGAAGGATAAGCAATGTACCTTGGACGTTGTATGAGATCATAGCATATCTGATGAATAATACAATCTGTGTTCGGATTGAGTGCTTGTCATGATGCAAGGAAGCTATTGTAACATCCTGTTAGTTGGATTCATCATCTATTGAGATGTTGAGTCAAGTGGAATCCATAGAATGACACTGTAATAGCACAGATTCTGAATTAATGGGAGTGTAAGATGGTAATGATTAGTTCAGTAGGTGTATGTTGCTTGGATGTGACGTGATTCAGATGATGTTGGATTGATGCAATGATTAGTTATCTCATAGGAACAATCATCCCTCAGAATTGAATGTTATTCTGCCTGTCTCTCGATGATCTCGACCCCAGAGAATTCAAGGCTATTCAACCAGGTGTTGAGTTCAATTCTGACTGTAATTCATAGTGAGTGATAATGTCCAATAATCCCTCTAGTGACCTGGTATCCACGGGGTGATCCGCATATGATCGATCATGATGTAAGATTAATGTAATGACTATCTGAGACATTGATGTAATGATAGAACCAACAGGTGGATTGATAGAATCACAGACAGACAGGATCATACCAACAATGAATTAATTGCAATACATATCAATCGATTGATATACATTGTGAGATGTGACTACTATCATCCATAGTGAATTATGAGCATGTATGATTAGAGTACTTACTGATGATATGTTGAATCCTCTCATCTGCTCTAGATTGAACATTATATATCACACCTATCATGAATGCAATGATGAGTAGACATAATACATGGGTTATACCCAAGGTTATTACCGCATCTACAGTGTTTCTCTTGGCTGCACCTCCCAACGATACCATTGTTCCTCCTATACTCAATGCAACCATAATGCAGTATGGCAGAATCACACCCCAGATGGCATTGGTTGTTAAGGGTAAGCACATAGACACAACGATAATAACAACAATACATGGCAGCCACGAAGCTGTAACCATGGACATTATCGCAAGTGAAGCTTCAGATCTATTGGTTGCTTCACTGCTTACAGAGGATATATCTGAATCTGATGATTGAGTCATTGATTTGATCTGTGTTGTTGTCCAGGGTGATTGTTCCTGAAGTGTCAGGGTGATAGTACTAGAGCATGTGAGCTGATCCACTGTACAGATTGATCTATTATACAAGAATGAGATCATTAACGTTAGTTACTATGACTATGAATGTGATACATGATCCTTACGGACTATGCTTCATTAGATTGATTGAATGTTCTAGGGGTGATAAGATATCTCATAGACTTGTGATCAATAGCCCAATCCATAAGAACATCTGCATCATGGATGATATTAGAATGATACCTGAACTATGACTCTGAGGTTGATCTGAACTAGATATCAATGCTATCATCAATCCACAGGTCCATGAGATCATTAGTATAGTCATATGAGCTAGAAGTCTCCATGATCCTACCAACTGAGTGATTGAGTGTTCGAGTAATATACCAATGAGAGATATAATCCATATCGTTGTAGATAACATTAGGTATGAGGATGTAATGTCTGATTGTAATTGATCATATGTCCTAGGAATGATAGTATTGATTGTCTTCATTGTGGGATGTTTCAAGAGCTTGTTAGTTCATGAGTTCAATGATTAGATAATGTGATAGATGGATGAATTAGTCAAGAGATCTATGTGTATCGCTTGAGATATTCATTACCTTACCTACTCATGTCTGAGATACATCCCCAGGAAGATCAATCCAATCAACACTATGAGATGAAGTGAAGCTATTACTATAGTCTTACCTCCTTGGTTCAGAGATGTTCTTGTTCTTCCCAATGATATCAATAATCCTAGGAATGAACCACACAATGAGCTTAGACCTGTGGGTATTAGAGGAATGAATAGACCTAGAAGTGCATATCCTCTGAACTTAGTAGTGAAGTATACAGTAGTTATCGTAATCAGGGAAGGAATCCATAGAACCAAGGAGCATATGATGTAAGCTAGAGTTATATCCCTCTCCTGTTCTTCCTCTTGTGTATGATCCATGTAAGTCATAATGATTGAGTTGTTTCAATGGATTAGTGCCAGTGTTGTGAGGATTGAGGGTACATCACTGATGTGGATTATTCAAGAATGTATCACTTGCGGTAGATGATATATTCCAATAGACTGAGAGATATAGATAGATTGATTACAGTGCTTGTGAATGAATCAATAGATGAACACTGTTGGAACATATATTGAATAGACCAATGCATAAGAAGATCAATAGATTGGCTATACACCGAGAGATGCAGATATATTAATCACAACGTATATCAGGACATGATTGATATACATTGTTAGTAGGTGAATTGAATAGATCTATCACATGTGAGTATCGTTAATTGACTCAATCTATTGCTTACTCTCATATAATCTTAGAACCGTGAGATATGTCTGAATACAAGACGTCAACACAATCCCTTGACAGACAGTTAGTATTGTGACTATCCTTCTGCTAACAGATCTATTGGAGGTTATCTCTCTAACAGCAGCTCCAGAAGTAGTACATAACCCCATCAGGAAGAGTAGAGGAATAACACCTACAAGCTCATTAGGTGATGATGCCACCTTGTACACTACATTCATTAGGATTAGGCAAGGAATCCATATCACTCCAGAGAACACAATGTATACATTCAATCTAGATCTATCATCCTCTGAGTCTATGACAGCCATAGGAGTTAATGATTCAATATCTGAGGGCATGGTTTCATTCAATGATTCGGGAGAGGATATGGGTTATATGTTCGAGAGATTGAGGATGGATAGATGAATAGATTGTGTGTAATATGAGTGATATCTGTGAGATGTTAGTGAATCGAGTGGATATATCATCATGCAAGGCATGATAGTATATGAGATCTACTTAAGTTCTGAGATAATACCTAATGCCACAGTGACAATAACTGCCAATACCATGATAATATAATCAACGATTAGAATACAACCTGCTATCTGTCTTGTTATACGTGATCCAATGAGCTCTGATTCAACCTTGCTGGCAATACTTAAGGTAATCAATGTTCTACAACATATGAGACCTAAGGATGATATGATGGCCATAGCTCCTAGGAATGTAGATTGAACGTTGAATGTGAAGATTGATATGATCACTAGGAGAGATATTAGCCAAGTTGATAGATTAACACATAGCAGATAGATTGGATAGTATGTGAGACAATGGGATGAATCCAGCAATGCTACATCATCAGAGATGGGATTATCAGATGACATTTACGATGTTACATGACCTCTCAAGGTTGTGCTACATGAATGAATTATTGTTATTACTTGGTGTTGTGTATCGATCTAATTACTCATTCTCACTAACGAGCTCATCACCTCCCTACCAATGTAGCTAGAACTGAATGTTATCCAGGTTATGTTATGCTTGTTGGTAGTTATATCTCTATCCCACTTATCCTTAACGAACTTGCTTAGAGCAGCAATATCACAATCATTGGGTACAATCATAATAACACGAGGACCTAAGATCATTGACACAATGGATATGGATATGATACCTAAGCTATGCACTGAAGATAGACCGCAGATTGATGATTCCTTCATTCTTCTAGATGCTATTGTCAGTAATCTACTCAGATTGTAATCAGGATCTAACTTCAGTAGTCTATCTACTAGATCTCCGTATCCTGTGATATTACTAGCTATATTCATATCTATCATTGAATCAGATACAGTATCATTCAATATCCCGGATATGAACTCTGGAGTATCAGTGGAGTTATGCATTCTAACTAGAACGTTATAGATCCTTCTCAATACCTTACCAGTCACATTAGGTATTCCAATGATCACCCTACTTGTGAATATCTCATATTCAGCTCTATCCTTGAGAAGTGAATGGTATTCATTGAAGCATTCATAGATATGGTCTATACACACTTGGTCCTGTGAGTTATCATTGAATGTGATTAGTCCCTTCCCTTGAGAGATCATGTCATGTATCTGAAGTAGTAGAGTACGATGATCCTTCGATATCATTGCTAAGAGGGAAGTAATCAACAGTTCAGATGATAGATTCATGTTAGGATGAATGTTCCTCAGAGCCTGACATAGATACTCCTTGCTCAGATTAGGAGGAGATTGTCCATATTCAGTAATATTCAGAAGGATCTCTTGAGGTAACAGATTCATTTATGCGCGATGAAGACAGGTCGAAGGACAGAGGAATGCACGTGAGATGGTGTAGTAATTAATGAATAGATCTCAGACCAATGTTATCACTAGATCAGTAAGTAACATCAACCACATGAAGGGCAGGTCACGATGATTGACACGATACACTAACAGACGGGGCGACAGAACTAATTAATGTGATCTGCTAGTGTTAGAAGAGGTGTCGCACCATCCCTTGAGATGGGGTAACAAAACAAACATAATGAATCCACTATCCTACCTTCACTGTTATTGTCTAGTGATAATACTTGTGCTTCTTGTCCTTGTCGCACTTGTCAACAACGTACTTCTTGCACTTCAACACATAATCAGATGAGCTGGAGTCACAGGAAGATGAGCTGGAGCTTGGGCAGGAAGAGCTGCTGGAAGATGAACAAGAGGATGAGCTTGAGGAGCTAGAACAGCTACTAGATGAAGAACTAGAGCATTCATAACTCTTATCGAAGTTGTACACAATGCTTGACTCAGAAGAGCAAGAGCTTGGGCAACTATCAGATGAGCTTGAAGAACAGCTAGAGCTTGAAGATGAAGAGCAGCTGGAGCTGGATGAGCTAGACTCACACTTCTTAGGCTTCTTGCACTTCTTAGGCTTGCAACCACATCTATTAGCATCATCGTAATCCTTGTGGCAGTCATTGCATCTGCTCTTCTTCTTAGGCTTCTTGCACTTAGGTGGGCAATAGCAGAACTTCTTCTTGCAGCCAATACCAATGAACTTACCGCATTCATCATACAGTCTAAGCTCAAGAGTATGCCATCCCTTCTTCAAGCACTTAGTGTCAACATAGATGAGATCACAGGAATGCAAGGTATGAGTACACTTACCATCGATGTAGACCTTAGCATGCTTACCATCAGCACACAAGTTCCAGTTCTTAACTTCAACCAGGATGGCGAAGTCCTTCTGATGCTTAGATCCGTGACATGGCTCCAAGATCTCACACACTGGCTTACATCTCCAATCAACTTGGAATCCCTTGCCGTAGCAATAATCGTTGGTCTTCCTGATTCTCTCAATCTCAGCAGCTCTGATCTCATACTTATGCTTGACTTCACCAACGAGATCACGTCTCTTGGATACTGAGTATTGAGTCTTGGAGCATCCACCGTAGTTGACAGCTCTGACACAAGATCCAGTATTCAACACGACCCATTGATCAATATCCTTGTAAGCGACGAAGTCAACAGCGAAGCCACCCTTGACTGTAGCAATGAAGAAGAAGAACTCACCAATCAAGCAATCTCTGTAATACTTGAAGGTGTAAGGATAATTAATATCAATCAAGCATCTGTAAGTCTTCTCCAGACAGTACAATGCCTTCTGCTTCTCCTCGAAGCAAGCCTTGCAGTCTGTTAAGATGTCGAATGCTTGAAGAATTACCTTATGAACATCTTCAGCGGTGATTGGACATACAACGTCACAAACGTCTCTACACTTCTTATCGATTGAAACTCCCATATTTGGAGGATTGCCCGACAAAATCTGGACCATTCGCATTAATCCATCTAACGGACTTGATATTATGTGAAGTACTTGAACAGTGAATGATATAATTGTTATGTACTGCGAAATCGAAGAAACTCAATAGCATCACTATCTCAAGGTGATGTAATTGTTACATGTTATGATTGTAATTACTTCAATGATCTGATCTATGTTAGTTAATTGTTAGATCATTGAGGTGTCGTGTTATGATTAATGTCGCCATCTATGACAACGATATGCTTGTAAGTAACTCCTAGTATATACTGAATATAGATTGCCTTCATAATCACTATCGCTATCATCTCATCTTCAGAATAGAGACCATCTATTCGATCCCTCATACAGAATAGCAACATGTCCATACATCTCCTCCCTAGATACAACCACCATCTCCCTGAACACCTTGGTCTGTCCACCCTTCTGATATACGCTCACCTTCTCTCTGTCACAAGCTCTAGCTAATAGATACCTCAACCATTCGCCGGGATTATCAATGATAACCTTCACATAGTATGTAACCTTAGATCCTGTGATGATCTCTCTAGATGTTACATTGAGTCCCGATTCTTCAAGATACTTAACATATCTCCTGACCAGATATGCACTGAACTCATACCTTCCATCTCTAAGCTTGTGGATCCAATATGACTTGGATGGGTATAATCCCACAATGATCTTGAACAATAGATGATATCCCTTAGGTGCATCATTAATACATTCATTGATCAGTGATATCTCCTTCTGAAGTAATAATCTCATCTCCTGAGGGAGTACATTCATGGCCAGCTCCAGAGCTGGATCATACCTCTCCTTCCTCCATGTCTTCCAATAATTCTCCAAACTGTAGAGAGGGAATACACAACCACCACATATATCTAACCCATAGGATCTAACATCTCCCTCATAGTTACTGAATGTGAGTAATGCTTCCTCTGCGTGAAACCGCTTGAAGTATTCATCCCTGACTAACTTCTCCGTTGTTCTAACACCATCAGTATCCACAGTAGTCACCAGATCTTCATCGAAGTGTTGGTATGTCACTATCATTTCTCAGGATGACACAATCCCTCATGTATTGTGCTATCATATTCATCTCTCATTGCCTCAGCTTAGCAGCTCTCAAGGCATGATACTCATCGTCATTGTACATTGATTCACCTATCTTGTAGGATTCATAACCCAGATATGATGGAGGACACAGAGGTAACATCCCAGGTATCATATTCAATGATTCAATGATGACTTCATTGCTAGTATATCTCACTCCTTCTACACTCAATCCTTCAATAGAGTCCCTCATACTCAGAGGGATATGAATCGTTCTATCCTCCCCGTTGTACTTGATGATACCTGTGATAACTCTTCTGTTCAATCTAGTGAATGATCTAGACCCTAATAATCTAGCCTTCAAGTATGACCAAGCTACTCTAATATACTTGAACATTGTATTGTTTCTGTGATGATCCCAGGCTAGTGTTAAGCTATTAACATTACCCCTATGGGTGATGCCAATGGAATTGTGTGATCTATGCATGAATGGAATAACTAGACAATCTTCTAGCCCTCATTGAATTGAAGATGCTACTCAGAACATAGTATGTATTATCAACATTCAAGGATAGATCTGATACTCTCAAGTGACAACATCTATCATAGAAGGAAGGTAGAACGGCGTAGTGCTTCTTCAACTCATTCATTCCCCCATCATTGAAGCATTCAACGCTCAATAGACCTGATACAGAATTAACTTCAATAATAGCAGGGTATGAGTTAATCATCTCACAGAAGAAGTAAGCTTCGGGATGAACGATCTTGAACACAGATGACAGAGTTAGATTGGACTCATGATTATTCAATATATCAATTAGTGATTGGAACTCATTCATAGATGCTATCTCTTGCAATGAATCTTCAATGTTAGTGGCTATATCCTCAGTCCATTGATGATCTATCTCATAGATGACAATACCTAACTCCTTCAATGATTGATCTTCTAGTTCATCAGTGCGTATCATGCCTGACTTCTTCAGTTCTAGCATCTTGAAGGGATTGAGAATGTTCATATTCTTGATTATTGTAACATGATCTATTCCCTCCCATAGTCTAGGAATACCTTCATGATACTCGAATAGATCAGATCTGAGAGAACCTTGAATGTTAGATCTGTTGGTGATGTTGGGGTAGACTATGATACTTGATCTCTCCTGGATTGTGGATGTATTAGCAATCTTGCCGCCATCAGAGCATGTAATATTGCTTGATTCTGCTTGACTCATAGATGTATCATGAATTCTACTATATGTCATATCTCTCAATCCCTCTTGAATAATGAAGGGAGTCACTGGATCTACAGTGTTCAAGATATAATTACATACATCCTTGCTATGATCATCTAATCTATGTCTCATCTTCAAGCATTCAACAACTTCAGCTGTAATAGGAGATCTAATCATCAATCTACGTAAGTCTCTCAGGCTCATCTTAAGTTTACATCCTCATCACTAGCAGGGGAAAGGCAACAGAATCATGGAAGTAACAGCAGATTATAGTGACGTAGATCTCAGATCGATGACAATCAACCAATTGAGGGAACTTTTGGAAGATCTCAATATCTATTGGGATGGAGATATGACTAGAGATGAGTTAATTCTTCAGTATGATACGGCAGTTAATCAATACTATTCAGGTATTCAAGGGCAATAGACTTCATAGACATATGGAATGCATCATTCAATCAATGATGTGATCTCCATCACAGCACTCTCTTCGATACTATATATTCATCTAATCTCCATCACTTCACGCCTATGAAACCTAATCATGTCAACGAGTGTCATAGCTATAGGTGATCCTCACTTCAAGATTGATAACTCTGTGGAGACTAAGCTCATGAGTGATGCAATTATTGAACAATGTCAGAATACTAACCCTGATGCTATTGTATGTCTCGGTGATGTTCTTGATAGATTCTCCAAGATAGACTTGAAGCCTCTCAACGATGCTATAGACTTCCTCTCCAGACTTCAACAGATAGCTCCATTGTATCTCATCATAGGTAATCACGAGAGAATGAACAATGATGACTTCTGTACTGACAAGCATCCCTTCACTTCCCTGAAGCTATGGAGTAATACCTATGTTATTGATTACCCTCAATCCCATCAGATCAATGATCACAAGATGATCTTCGTCCCTTACGTTCACAATGGTAGGTTCCATGAAGCTCTGAATCTATTAGACATGTCATCTGAACAGATCAAGGAGCACACCTTAATATTCGCTCATCAAGAATTCAAGGGATGTAATATGGGTCACATCATATCAGAGGATGGAGATGAATACCCAGAGGACTATCCATTGTGTATATCTGGTCATATTCACATCAACCAGACAATACGTAACATCATATACCCTGGAAGTCCCATTCAACATGGATACACAGATGATGATACCAGAGGCATACTCCGTATCAATCTAACGTCCCAGGGAATACAGAATAGGCTCATATCTCTCAATGTTAAGAGGAAGAAGCTAATCAATCTCACGTGGGACCAATTCCATCGTTGGGAGTATGATGATCAATTCTTCTACAAGTTGAATGTTACTGCAACGCCAGTAGAGATAGCCCAGATATCGAAGAGTAAGAGATATTCAGAGTTGAAGTCTCTAGGAGTTAAGATCAAGTTAACTAAGTTGAGGGAACAATACAATAATGTCAAGCCTCAACAGATACAGTCAACCCAGAAGAGATCTTACATTCCCATGCTATATCAGAGAATAGAACAAGATGTCAATCAGAAGTCATGGCTCAATCACATTCTCAATCAGATAGGATCTCAATAGATACACGCACTTAGGGTAATACATCACTCATTGACAGGTGGTGCGTTACAATTATTGGATTGATTGATGGGTTAATGTGTTGTTATTGGATCCTCCGCGACGTCTCGATGGATCTATCACACTTACAATGTATACCCCCAGGGATATGTATTGCTCGCATAACTCGTTACATGTTCTGATATGCATAGGAACGTTCAATATCCATCACTTGTTGCACACCTTGTTCCCTCATGGATTGTTGAATTGCTCTCTGATCAGATGTAATACCCAATGAACCCTGAATGGCATTATATCTAGGTTCTGAGAACTCTCTGGACTGTGACTCTGGCCTTGTTAGTGAATTCAATGATACTTCTCTTCTAGGTTGTGATTGGATGTTCAATTGAGACATCAATGCGTTGTACTGCTCTTGAATGTTAGACATGATTTGTTAGGGAGGTGAGGCTAATTCCCTATCTATCTGGTGAATTCATTCTGGGTATATACTCTCAATGCATGATTAGATCCATACACCTATAGTACAGAATGGACTCAACATCTAATTGAATAGATCTGATTCTCCAGAGGTCGAGACCTGAGGGAGATAGTCAGATTAGTATTCAATCCCGAAGGGTGATGAATCTCTACTATGTTAGACAGAGACTGAAGGAGATGACCCTCGCTCATATATTGGTAAGATCATTGAATCAATGGATTATGCAGTGACAACATTAATCTTACACATTAATCGATCATGTGCGAATCAACCTGTGACCAGTAGGCCACTAGAGGGATTCTCGGACATATTCAATCACTGTGGATTACAGTGAGAATTGGACTTGACACCTGATCGGGAAGGATGGAATTCCTCAGGATCGAGATCATTGAGAGACAGTGATAATAACATTCAATTCCTATGAATGATCAATTCATACTATATCTCATAGTGGGTGTAATTACTAGAGCTGATTCACTAAGTGCTTCAGTAATTACATCAACAGATCCCGCGGTCATTGCATTAATCCTGCGCAATGATCGATCATGTGCGAATCAACCTGCGAATGATACCCTTACAGAGCCTAATTCAGACATATTCACTGACTGTGAGATATAGTGAGAATTGGATTCAACACCTGATCGAATGAGACTGATTCTCCAGGATCTCAACCCATCATCCCACAGTCACATTCATCATCATCTCTGAGATCTCAATATATGACACATCCCACAAGATCAATCCTTCAATCCTACGCCATCCACCTTCTGTAGAACATTAACATCTACCATCTACGATGGCTATCTCATTCATATCCACAGATGAGATCGATAGCTATCATACTCTCAGACACTCCAACATTAGTTCATCTCTTCAGGATGATCTCATGTACATTGCTTATCTTCTTCATTCTCAGAGATAGATCATATACCTCATAGGTACAACCATTAGATAATACTGTTCCTATTGATATCTCATGTTGCTCATGTTGGTTGATTGTAACAATATGATGTCTCTCTTCCTTCCATCATTGCATATTCACAGGATATATCATCTATATCATCCTCATCCCTCTCAGATTGCCATATTATGATACATATCCCAGGAGGACATGAATACATTAGTTACCTTAAGATCTGAAGCTGATGAGATTATGGAAGTCAAGACTTGTCATGGAATTGAGGCGACGAGCTATTGTTATGCTATTCATTACCCTCTTGATGTGGTCTGCATTGCTCTCTGAGATTGGAATATGAACGATATTACAGGAAGGGATGATAGTGGATACATTACATAACTCTCCGGATCTGGTAATCCAATCAATCAATCTGCTAGGATACTCCCTCCAATATCTCACAGATAGTATAGTACCACACTTAATCATGGATAATGCTATGCCCTCCATCTCCCATATCTCTTCTACAGTGCATCCTCCGTGGATTGGATCCTTCAAGAATGAATTGAAGTCATGACAATACTTGATGATTCTAGAGATAGCCCCAGGGATTGTTCTCAATTGATCAATAGCCTCCACAGTTCTAGATGGATCAGCTCTGGACAGACTATAGTATACATTCGAGGGTATATGTTCCTTGACACTTCTGATCTTCATCGATGCTATGATATGTTCAGGTTGACGGAAGTAGATATCACATATCATCTCGAGGCCTTCGGGGATGAGGCCTGGAATGTTGAATCTAAGAGTGATACTTCCCTTCAACAATCTAATGCTGAAGTGATCATAGTCGTATCTATAGAAGGACTTGTACATCAGCTTGAACTTCCTCTTGGATAGACTACACCTGGCCGATTCACCCACAATGAGTTCAAGACCCTTACCTCTATCTGTTATCTTATAATCTGTTGAGTTATGCTCTCCTAATATATTCACAATCCTCTGGAAGTCTGGAGATAACAATGTAATATATCTATGAATGTTACCCAATATGAGTTCCTTCCCTAGATTGACTGTAGGATGTAAGTTCAACATCTCTTGAAGAATATACTTGGACGATAGACCTTCAGGAACAACATTGGAGTACTCAGCTATGTTGTACAATACATCCTCAGGAATGATAGATAATGAAGACATATTTGAGCGCAATGGTCTATACATGATGTGACACTGATTGTACTGAGTGTAGAGAGATTCATAGATTAATGTTATCAACAGGTTCAGTGTAACGCATATCCTCAATAGACATGTATTATTCTATTCAATGACTACGTTCGATATCACTCATGGTAGATACTCGTATGTAATACTGTTAGCGACAGATAGATCCATTAGTAATCTAAGATCTGATACTATATTATCTACAACATCTCTACCTCCTGACGGAACTGTGATGAATACCTCATTGAATTGCTTGTCTTCCTCACATGTAACCCCAGGGATACTCAATCTATCCACAATCCATGAGGTAATATTGGATATATCAGCTTGAGCATTGTGAGCGATACGCATCTTCCTTCCTCTTGTGTTGGTGAATGTCATCACATCAATGATCTTAGGCCTTCTTGCCATGAATTCATTCACAGGGCATCCCTTCAGCTTAGCATTATCCATCAACGTTCTGTACATTCTCGAATATCTGATGATATTGGAGATGCAACCTGGAATCTTCCTCAATTCTTCTATCACATATACTGATATATTCCTGTCAGCTTCAGCAAGCTTAGTAATGATATGATCTTCCCCACACCTCGATCTCTCATTGGATGATCTCAGCAGTCTATGAACTGAAGATGCACTATCACGGGCTATAATATACATTAGTGTAAGTTCATCAGATGTTATCTCTGGAACTGTGCATATCATTCTGATCTGCTTACTCACCATCGACACAGAGAAGGACTTGAAGTAAGATCCCAGCAGACTCTTGTAGATTCTCTTGTACTTACGAGGCTTGGATGAATAGCTGAATTGATCAATAGCTATATAGTAATCATTGCCCTGTTCCCCCACTGTATTCAATGCAACATCCCCATCATGTGATGCAGTCACACTGACAATACTGCATAGATCACCGAATAGATCATCCTTGAATCTATGCGTATTAGCTACTAACAGTTCCCTTCCTAAGTTAATCATAGGATGCAAGTTCAATATCTCTTGAAGTATGTACTCGTTGGATAGTGTCTCAGGAACAACATCAGAGTATTCACAGATATTGAACAATAACTCTTGAGGTAACACTCTAATGAGAGTCATGTTTCAATGGGGCCAACCCAGTGAGATGAGAGGATAATGGACAATCTATTGATTGAGTGATACAATACATATCCCAATGAGGGATGTACATTGCTTGTTATTATACTGACGATCTAATTCTTGAATGATAGACTTGACAACAATGAGAGATTACGCATCATGTTCATCTCTGCTATGGTACTCTTAGCCATCTCGATATTATTAACTCCAAGAGAGAAGTAACACCCAGTGAATGATTGACCCATCTGAACTTCAGTGGTATACTCTCGATCTAACACAGTGTTCATGACGTGAAGAATGAGATCAACACTGTCATCGTCTCTGTAATCAATGCGAATGGTTCTATTACTGTACAAGCTGATCTTGTTAGTCCATAGATTAGGAATAGAAGTCAACGGAGAATACATGATCTGGTATCTATATACAACATCATTCAGAACATTCCTCATGTCTCCACAATGCTTGAGAACTCTATCGATAGCTCCGGGATATGATCTAAGCTTCTCAATAGTCTCAATATTCTGTAATAGATCATCTAATGAGAGAGCGCCTACAACACTCTCGGTAATGAACTTATTCTCAGAGTCATAGACCTCTCCAGGAGTCACTGTTAATAGATGCCACAGTGTGTGTAGATCTTGAGCTGATACTTCAACATCATCCAATGTAATATCCACGAAGCACATATCTCCATGTTCACACTCATAGTAATCTGGATATGACATTGAGTCATCTCTGATGTCCAGAGATTGAATGGTCATATACGATAACTGTAGAGATCTAACAATCATGTCATACTTCTTCTCACACGTTCCTTCCTCTCCAAGTTCAGCAGACATCTTAGAGTCATAGAAGTCAATGAGAGGATTACATCCCACAGCCTTGAATGCATTGTGAATGTTGATGATATCAGGAGATAACTTAACAATCAAGTGATGAAGTCTTGCAATGATCAGCTCCCTTCCCAGATTGATGTAAGGATACTCATTGGCTAGAGTCTTGAGGATATCCTCAGAAGATGATGAAGCATTGACGGTAACAGTGTTGGTAGCGAAGGACATGGTCGAGGGAGTTCTGAATGATATAATTAAGTGATATTGTATGGAGTCAATGTAATAATCGAGATGCGCCACGATATATTTACAATGATATGAACTCAGGGAAGCGGAGCGCTAGGATCTTGACAACATCCGAGGTAATGACAACAACAGACCATCTAACATTCTAGATAGTTGATTATCCCTAACGACATGCATGTAACATTCAATCAATCTAGTATACTACAGTTGTCTATTCAATACCATTATAACGATATGATCACGTGTTACATCAATCATCATATCTCAACAACAATATAATGTCATGTTAACAGATTGAATGTATTAGCGTCATATCCACTGTCATCTCAATCTACCGCAAGATACATCTCCCATGGGATGGACATTGCTTCAATTAACTCACATATACTCAATCTAATTGATTGTTAGACTTGACACTAACGGTAGATTGCGTAGAATGTTCAATTCGTCCACTATGGTTCTGCCCCAAGTGTATGAGTCCTTCAAGTTGATAGTGACATAGGTTCTATCCCATGACTCTCCTCTGTCTATACTAGCTATCTCTGAGGAAGGAATAGCTCTGTTGGTGAAGTTGAGCATCATCTGAACATGAATATCACTTCTATACTCAATCTGAATTCTGTGGTAGTCTCTATCGATGCGTATTCTATTAGTCCACAAGTGAGGCAATCTGTACATAATCTCGGATGATTGCCAATGCTTCCTGCTTACATTAGCTAGTACATTCTTCATCTCCTTACAATGACTTAGAACTCTATCAATGGCCCCAGGGTATGATCTAATCTTCTCAATGGTCTCAACGTTCTGTGATAGATCCTTCAACGACAGAGCTAATATGCCATTATCTGTTAATCTCTTACTCTCCCTATCATAGACTTGAGTTGGTGATAGACTAGAGAGATGCCATATCAACTCCAGATCATGCTCATTAACTGATAGATTGTTCAAGGTTATATCCATCATATCTATGCCTGTATCATACTCATCTTCTGGATCAATACAATCAGTACATGTCCTGAGAGCTTCAATAGTTAAGGATGATAGCCCTACAGAGTCAACAATCTCATCATATATGAACTTACATTCTCCTCCCCTTCCAAGTCCTATGGTAATCTTAGAATCGTTGAACTCACAGGTAGGAGAGATGTTACCAACTTCCCTGAGTGATCTATGGATTGATCTGATATCAGGAGATAACTTCATGATTAGGTGGTGAAGTCTGGCAATTGTTAGTTCTCTTCCCAGATTGACGTAAGGATTCAGTTCTAGTAACTGCCTCAAGATATCCTCAGATGAAGATGTGATGATGTTAGTATATTCAGATGAAGTGATAGATTGCTCTTGATCCTTGATTATATTGAATTGAGACATGATAGTATACCAGAATGTGTGAATAAGATTATATGGAATGAATATATCTTTATGACCTCGGATACCTCCGGGGATACGTGTAACATTATATATACTGATTGTACGAGATGTAATATGAGATGATAGTATCGATCGATGTATACATCTAATAGTGTAGTAGGTTGTTGTGATCAATTCATAGTCCTCAGAAGTATATCATGCGATCTATTGTTCCTCCCCAATATCACAGATACGAATATGATTACATCTATAACTAACTTAACCAATACATATCCATCATCAACACATATCCTTCACAGATATGCATTGTTCTCTCAATCTAGAACTCTCCACCATATGTTAGACTGGACATCATCCTGAGGTGACATAACTTGTTCAATCCTTCAGCTAGATCTCTCTCAACATGAGGGCATGAATCCTTCAATGTTACAATTACAGAACCTCCATCAATAGTCGGGTTGTTACTAATCTCTTCAATGTTATGTTCCCCTAACTTCCTAAGGATGTAGTAACAGATAGGATCTACATCACATCTCTGATGATATTCAATACGAATGCTTCTACGACTGAATCCTTCGGGAGATGTCACCCCACTCACTCTGTTCCAATCATCCCTGAGCATTGAATCAATGAGATCTGTGGAGTAATCCTCTCTCAATCTCTGAAGTCTCTCAGACATGACCTGACAATACTCCAGAACTCTATCAATAGCTTCAGGATATGATCTGATCTTCTCAATAGTCTCAATGTTCTGGAATCTATCAATCAAGGAGAACTTGGATACTACATCATTATCTAATCTGTGCCAACTCATGTTGTTATGTATTCTATCAATGGAATGGACTGATAGGAATCTAATCAATCTCAGATCATCCTCTGTTAAGTCATCAGGTTCTCTCAGAGAGATGGTAATATGAGGACCTGTGAATGGTTGGGCTATGAGATTACAGTAACTCTCTGAAGCAATAACATCATACACTCTCTGAGGTCTCTTAGGATTCAAGTACTTGTCTTCTTCAACAATGATCATTATGTAAGGAGACTTGAGTTCATTGCAGTAACCAACTCTAGATTGGGAGATGATATTCCTCATAGACTGAGTTAGATCATGTAATACTCTCAGATCTGTGCGTAATCTATTGATGTCATTGTAGATTCTAGCTAACATCAACTCTCTTCCTAGATTGACTTGAGGATATGACTTCATGATACATTCAAGAATCAATTCAGATGATACAGCATCGCCATCATCCGTGATGATCGTAAGGTCTCGGGATGATTGTGCCATAGATTCGATAGAAGAGGACATGGTTTGTGTGATATCCTTGTGGAGAGAGGAGAAGCGGGTATAAAGAAATATATCAATCCTATGATATACATCTCAATAGTCATTATATTGCTTAATGATATATGTCCCTTAACGGAGGACATGTCTCATCAATAGATCTAACTCCATTAGCCATCTTGGTTAGATAGTTAAGCTACAAGCTAATCTCAACTTACACAGATCACTCATATCCCTGAGAATCTCATTCATTCTATCTGTCTTGGAGTCATTGTATTGGGAGATATATGTCTTGTACATACCGTTCATATCAATTACATCATCTCTCTCGCAATAGATCTCTTGCTTACTGAGGAATCTCAACAGATCATCATCCCCATCGTAGTGGTATATGATAGCATCGTGAGCCGAGAAGGGATTGCTCTGTTCTCCCTCGATATCCACAGCAATGATATGATCTCCAGACATGAATAGATCTAAGGGATATCCCTTCTCTTCATACACTTGAAGCTTATCCCTGAGATACTTCGCTATCCTGAATAGATTACTAATTGGATAGTGAGTTGTTCTCAATACATCCATACTCTCAGAGTTAAGCATAGGAGCTACATCAGCCATAACCTCCAAGGGTCCTCCGAATGATCCCATAGACTTAATCATCATGTCTATGAGTGTGTTACCTTCTAACATACTGAAGATTGCTTCAAGTTCCTGATGATTACAGACTCCGCTTGTTAGAATGACATCCACCGAGGAAGGTGTTCCCTCGATTCTGAAGTTATCATACTTCTCTCTACCTGCAATGTACAGAGCCCATGAGAGATCATGACGAGCTTCGTAAGCAATTGATATTGTTGGAGGAGATTCCTTGAATGACAGAAGGTAGTTCTTCTCCAACTTAGAACGTAATAGAGTGATATCCTTCCTCAATAACTCCATCTTACTGCTAAGGCCTGCAATTATGAGCTCTCTCCCCAAGTTGACGTAGGGGCATACGTTCTTAATCTCTTGAACGATATAATCAGATGACAACTCTAAGGGAGTAGATCCGAACTCACAGATATTGAATAATGTCTCTTGAGGAAGATTGTTGATGATGGATGTATTCATGTTGGTATATGGTTCTGTAATGCAAGTATATCGAGGTGATTGTAATGATATATTTGAGGGACTCAAGCTAGGTTCGAACAGTGTCCTCCATAATATGCTAATAGATGCATTGATCTAATTAATCATCTACAAGTTAGTGCATCCAGATAATATCATCTAGCGCAATCTCCAGATATGTCAGTCAATCTCCTCCATCAGATAATATTACATAATCCCTGAGACATTAGTTCATCAATTCAGATGATCTCATGTTAATCTATAGCATCTAATACACATTCTGGGCGAGATTATTCAATATTAGCAGATGATCCCTCAATCCCTCAACGCTTCCTCTCACAACGATCAGATTATCATACCATACAACATTCCTGTGAACTCTCTCCAACTCAGTAATATCATAATTAGTCCATGAGTCCCATACATCGATCTGGAATGTGTCCTCCTCTTCGATGGCTCCATACATACACATTCTAACTAAGTGATCATAGTCTACAAGATGATACATCATTACTTCTAAGCTCTGCGGATGCCGCAGATATCCCTCTAACATGCTAGCTCTTCTCTTGAATTCTGAATATATCAGTTCAATCTCAATGTGAAGATCCTCTCTGATCATGTACTCGATGAATGATTGACAGGATATGCTCTCTGTTGGTATCTCCCTGACGTCTTCTGCTCTGGTGAATGGTCTGTTGTCTCTAATCTTGAGATCTAATACTCTTCCCATCCCTGGATATGACCCTAGAAGGATATAGCTCTCAGTTCTATGAAGTTCATACAATCCTCTGGGGAGATCAGGGATTACACTACATCTACCCTTCAATGATAGAATGATGGACTGTTGATCATCAATAGATGGGTCTGTTACAACAACACTCAGAACATCCCATGGAAGATCTCCTGGTAGATCTGATGATGTCTTGACGATCTTGATATCATTACAATATGTGTAGTAGAATGAGACGATATCATACCAATAATCCCCAGGTCTAAGCATCAATCTACATCTATGTAGGAGAGATAGCCAATGAACATCATACATAGGATACTTGACTGAGAAGAATTGCTCAAGAGTTGAATGATGTAATGCTTCAGGAATAGTATCACCGAATCTAGCAATTAGTAGCAATGTGTCTTGAGGAAGTTGATCTAGAAGTGAGATAGTCATTGTACTGATGCTGACTATGTTACGATGTATGTTCTGTAAGGTTTGACAGTCATAAAGCTATGTTGTACCTCATCGTATGAAGTGTAACATTAATGTATCAACTTGGTCTCATGTGATTGATATCGTTCATTGTTGTATTGATAGATTGGTTAGTGTTGGAGTAAGTGATGAATTCATCGATGAGAATCTAAGGATCATGTTCGAATTGGCCTGTGATCAGTAGGTCAGGAGAGGGATTATTGGATGAATTGAGTCACTGTCAAGTATAGGTGAGATTGACATCCAACCCTAATGAGAATGGACTGAATCTCTCAGGGTTGAGATCATTGAGAGATAGTGGGAATATCACTTGATCTTGGGGGATGATCAATCTCTACTATCTTAGACAGATGTTGATTGAGCTGAGGGTCGCTCATACGTTGGTAGGATAATTAATCTAATATCTGCCGTAGTCAATGGTGAGATGTTACATATTGTTCGATGATGTGCGGATCCTCTCATGGATAGCAGCCCACCAGAGGGGATTTCAGACAATTAGAGACACTGTGAGATATAGTGAGATTAGGACTCAACCATTGATCAGGAAGGATTGAATTCTCTGGGATTGAGATCAACAGAACATAGTGAGATTAGGACTTGATTCTGTTGGATGGTTAATCTCTACTATGCCGAGTGGTCTCTGAAGGAGATGAGCTCATCCACTAATAACCTTAATCATTACATCAACATCCCAGTAGTATACGACATCGATCTTACACATCGATCGATCATGTGAGAATCCCCTCATGGATACCAGGTCACCAGAGGGGTTCTTGAACGATTACAGACACTGTCAGATATAGTGAGAATTGGACTCAACACATGATCAGGAAGCGTCGATTCTCTCAGACTTCAAGATCATTCAACACTATCACATTCATCTCCCAATTCCAATAATCAATTGATTCATACATACTCCATAGTAACAGCAATCATTCAATGTCATCAACATATCCCTCGATAATTACATCAACCATATCACAAGCTGATGTAATTAATACATATCCATACTATCATGAACCTGTGCATACCCTCCAATGACTCGATCTCACACCCTATCATCCTCCATCATACCACATACCCTCCCATCATCCATAGGTTGTTCTCAAGAGATCAGCTTGAATACTAACAATGCTCTCATCTATGTTACTCTTGAAGTATGCTCCCTGTCCTTGAGACATTAGAGGAATACAGGGATTATCACATAACTTGCTCAGTTCTCTCTTCCTCAGAGCTAGTTGTATTAGTGACCTCAGAGAGAACTTGGGATCTAATGCTAATATGTCTCTGAGAGTATCAGATGATCCTGAACTAACTGAGATGAGATCATGGAAGAATCTACAAGGCTGATTGATATTACCAACATATCCCTGAGAGCATAGTAACTTGAATGGATCTGAGTACATCATCCAGAACAATCCCTCAAGATAGTACATACTCACACTCTCAGGGAATGATACTATAATACTTACAAGGTCTGTAGATCTCATTACTTGAATAGATTCATCATCTTCCCTGAGGTTAGGAGGCATGGAGATCATCCCAGACTGTGAAGTGAATGTGATAGACTGATTATTGAATGATATCTCAGGTTGGTAGCATCTACACCATATCACTAGATCTGATACAACTGAGGATATATCATTAGTGTGATGGATTAGCTCAGTGATCATCAGTTCTCTGTTCATGTTGAATTCAGGATATATACCCCTGAGAGCATTGATGAAGTAATCCAGATCTAACTGATTGGGGCATTGTTCCATTACAGACAGATTGCACAGGGAGAACAATAGCTCCTGGGAGGGTTGTAATGATTCAAGTGAAGTCATTTCCATCACAGTCTCTCGATGATCGTTGAACAGCGTCCATATAGGCTCTATGGTGACATTGATTATGTCCTACATTGATTGACACTCAATCGATTGAATGCTATCTATACTCTCATAATCATTGACATCCTCTCATTCATACCGACCATCAACCTGTATTATGCAATCTATCACAGGATCACACAATGTTCAATTACCTCACACATATGAAGTCTCAATCAACACTCTACAAGCATTGTATATCTTCAAGTACTCATTCTCTCTGATAGTATTGGATCTCTTCTCTAATCTGAGGATGATGCGAGATCCCTCTGTGGATATGACCTCAATACCTTCAATGATTAGTCTGAGACAATCAACATCTCCATCTACACTGACAGATCGATGTAATATTAGAGCATACATCCATTGAGTTCCATTATCTAGAACGTAACCCTTACAGACTGAGTATATCCCTAATCTATGAACTATTCCAACAGTCTCAAGACATGAGATCATCTTCATTCCATCTGAACACCTTCGAAGTAACGAACCTATGGAGAACTTAGGATCTATGTGAAGTATTGAGGTCATGGCTTGTTCAGATTCATCCATAGAACAGTGAGACATATTACATAGATCAGAGTATAACTTAGGGACATTATTGTGACTCACTCCAGATATAACCTTGTGTGGATCATCTAATATGTGATGGTATAATCCCTCCAGATAATACCTAGTGATACCCTCCTTGAATATCAACAATAACGTTCTAATGTCTTCATCCATCATGTATGAGCAATTAATGACTGTGTATGATGAATTGGAGGTAATATCACAATCCTCCATGCTTACAATCCTGACAGCACCTCTGTCGTTAGCTTCTATGAATGTTATACTCATATCACTTGATTGTATCACATCCCTGAGGTTGATGAGATCTTGAGATATACTCTGGGTTGCAGATAACATCTGAACTAACAATAGAACCCTGTTGAGATTAATGAATGGGTTAACATTGAATAACTCTCTGACCATGTAATCTGGGGATAATCCTGGAATGTATTGACCATAACTAGCTATTCTCATGAGAACTTCGCAAGGTAATAGATCTAGAAGGCAATGGGAGGATGACATTATTGATAGAGTTTAGCTCTGTGCTCATAGATATGAATAAGTCCCTTCTGAGAAGATTACATGATCCTTGTCTATTGGATGATGTATTACATGATCCTTGTCTATTGGATGATGTATTACATGATCCTTGTCTATTGGATGATGTATTACATGATCCTTGTCTATTGGATGATGTATTACATGATCCTTGTCTATTGGATGATGTAATCGATTACTTCAATACTTCAGTATATTACAAGCTAGATACTTACATGATGCTATCATTCTATTCACTGTTAGTTCTGACACTCCTCCTAGATCCTTGAATCTTACAATAGTCTTACCTTCTCTACTTGTATCAATGGAGTGTATTCCTGGTATTATCTGCAGATCTTCAAGGGAAGGATGCTCTCTAGATCTAAGCTCTAATTCATATCCCCTTCCATCCCCATTCAATGAGTATTGCCTGTTAGCCCCATACACTCCCAATCTATTCAATGTTCTAGTTAATTCAAGATCTATGGGCTGATCCCATGTACATCTCTCAATCAGTGAACCAATACAGAACTTAGGATCTAATCTCAAGATCTCATTCATTACCACAATAGATTGATCATGGGAGAGATGAGGAGCATTGCAGAGATCTTGAAGGAATTGAACATTATGTCGAGGATAGGAGGATATATAATCATTGATCAGATTGGAATGGAGGTAATAGTATACACCCTCAATGTCATACTTATTGATCTTGCATTGAGGATAGAAGGCTAAAGGTCATATCCTTGAATGCTTCATTAGTTGCACTCTCGAAGTTAATCACATGGAATGATCTATGATTCTGAAGGATTGGAGCTTGAGATGTTACAGTGATCTTGGCCATGACTACATTCCCTAGGATATTAGCATCCATGAATGATATTCTGTTAGGCTTGTTACTATCAAGGTATTCCCTCAAGGATAAGATATCATTGTATATATGCTTAGTTCTCTGATATAGTTGTATTACCATCAGCTCTCTACTCAGATTGGTGAATGGATTGGCATTGAATAGCTCTCTGACTATGTAATCTGAGGTTAATCCTGGAATGTATTGACCATAACTAGCTATTCTCATCAATATCTCTTGAGGTAATATATCTAGGAGAGTACTATGTGATGGAATGATAGATTGATTCATGGTGAAGTGATGGATTGATGAGATGGTGTTGTTTGGGGGATTGATGTATTCAAGACGTATGACTAAGAGATGAATTGATCTATCCCTGTGATCATTGAATGTGTAAGTTCTTGGAGATTACGAGATGGATGTTAGTGATATCACAGGGATGTTACAGCTTAGATCATAATCCCTGAGAGTGATTCATATAATGTATCCGTCAGACATATAATATGCTCCATCGTATCAACTATGGGTGTAATGATGTATCCTCTATCGATGGTGGTATATTGATTAGATCATGTATCCCCGGAGGGATGTACAATCTATTAACCTTTATGCCATCAATCTCTTCATCAGGACCATGGTCACTACATTATTCCAGAACTTACAACATAGATCATCTCTCTGGGAGTATATCACATCTATCCCTGTGCATCTCTTCCTAACATTCATCTTGAACGATAACTTCTCCAGATGTGAGGCTATTAGCTTGATGGATCTTGAGGATGTCATGGAGATATCAACAGCTATCTGGTCATTATCAGTGTATTGTCTAATTGATACTATATTGATGTATTGTCTCTTGAAGAATAGAACTGAATTGTCCGTGTCATTCAAGGCAGATATATGCTTCAATGCATTAATCCTGTTCATGTAATCATTGTATATCTCATACAGATGTATTGTGAGTCTATTGTTGATGACATATTGGAAGAATCCCTCCATTGTTACATTAGATCTATTCAAGGGAGTACTAGATCCTCTAGACAGATAGCTCTCTAATACTGGAGATCTACAATTGATATCTACTCCTAATCTGAATGAACTCATGATCTTGTTATCACAGAGAAGGATGACATAGTCTTGAGATCTAGCTAATATGTTGTTAGTGCCATCCCCTGAAGGTGTTGTATCCACAATGAACTTACTGTATCGTTGAGGTATTAGAATGATAGAGTTATCCCTGGAGATGTTAGAGTATAGATTGGAATAGCCTTGCTTCCTCAGTAATGCCTTGATAATTCTAGGATTAACAGATGAATCTAGGACTATATTCTCATTGCATCCTGAGTTAATGATGACATCCCTCACTCTGTAATCTAACAGTGATATATCTCTGAACCATTGAAGGAGACTAGACCAATCCATACAGTTAGACCTATCATTGAACACATCTACAAGTGCAGCTAGAGATAATTGGGGGAGAATAGTATCAGAGAACATGCATATATTCATCAACTCATCCTGAGATAATAGATCTAATAGACTCATTGATGCTGTTTAGCTCTCAATTGTTACATGTGATGATATGGGATCCATTGACCGACCGAGAGTCACATTAATTCAATATGTAATGGATAATCGCAAGAATATGAGACTAATGAGCTCTAAGTGTTAATGGCATAAAGGCATAGGAGCATTAAGTATTAATAGAGATAACATCACTTCATGAAGTGGTGCTATATGCGGTTGGATAGCAATGAAGACACACGAATAGCATTAATAATAATACATCCATTCTTACAACAGTATGAATTAACTGTCGTATATTCCTTGTATATAGAATATATAACATATCTCGCTTCTAAGTATTATGTACATGTATGATAAGCTTGGTGATGGTATCCAGAGTGAATTCAGAGACACCTATAAGCTTAGAGAACTGTTCCTTGTCTACAATGAATCCTCTGGTGGATGAGAAGTACATAATCATACCAGCTGCTACGCTCTGCGGAGCCTTCTCAGCTAATAGTCTAGACTTCTCTGACTTCATCACTTGATTGTATAGATCTATGACTTCATCAGCTAACATCAGATCTAGATTCAATACCTCAATGCATTGAGGGATGAAGTCACGAGGATTCCTCTGAACTTGAGGAGGGTAGTAGCCTGATTGAAGAGGGAAGCAAGATGAGATAGCCTTACTGATGTCCTTCCTGTCTATTCCAACCATATCTGCTAATAGATTAGGAACGTAGCTTAGACCCAGAACCTTGTATGCATTGTAGAGGCAATAGTACACAACAAGAAGTCTCTTCTTCCTCTTCCTCTGAGAGATATGAAGTCTAGAGTAGATGGATTCAGCTTCATTCTTCACATCATCTGGTAATTGTAAGTCTTCTAGGAAGCTTCTAATGCTCTTCTCTGGATTCTTGATCTTCTTCTTAGGCTTATCCTCCTCAATTGGGTTGATGGCAGGGTCTTGAATGGAGAGATCTGTCATGATTTACCCCTCTGAGTGTCTCAGCGATGGAGAGGAGAGAGTATCATCTCATATGTCTATGAATCTATTCGTATGATTACATTACATGATCTCTCTGATTGAATCATGTCATGCTCATTGTATGTTGTAACTGGGATCTATCTGAATCCAGTAAGTGAATGCATATTAGATCTATAGCCCTTCAGAACCATGTCTAATAGAGTGGATATGGCCGATATCCTCTGGGATTGCTTAACACCTATGTCTGTGGGGAAAATACCCCATATTCCCGGGGGTATGAGGTTATACTCCACGGGGAAGTCAATCTCCAGTGATCTATCTGACACAGTAACATCTGATTCAGGGAATGATGCCATTGCTGCTCCCGTATGCTCTTCAGGAACGCTTCCCGAGTATTCCATGGAGACTGAGCGCTCTGTTGAATTAATGTGATCTATTGTTCCATTCAATCTACCCTCAATGAGTAGACCTGTGAACTCATCATACATTGCCATATCTCTCAATGATTCCCTGATTGGAACAAGTCTTCTCTCATTCTCGAAGATAACACCAAGATTCAATTGTGGATCCATCTCTCTGATAATGTCAATAATCTCTGAATCTCTCAACGTCTCAGGAAGTCTAGAAGACGGAGCTGCAGAGGGAGCACGGGGTTGTCTCTCATCTCTTCCCCCGAATCTTGATGCTGTTGTTGCTATCTCTGGGACTGAGATATTATTAGACAATGATTCCATGACCCTAGGTAATGAATACTTCCAATTATACACATCATCGAATACACGTCTCCATTGGAAGTTAGGATTAATCAATGACATCTCCCTAGCAATATACTCTGATGATAACAGGGGAGACGCTTGTCCATACAATGCTGAATTGAATAGAACCTCTTGAGGAATACTTGTCCAACTTGTCATGTTCAACATATTTACTGTTATCACATCTATGATACATCACCCATTCAGGTAATGCGTCAATATACGAGATTCTAAGCATTGAGGTTGATGATCTTCAAGAGATCTGAGCTCACATTCCTATAATACTCACGTTCCTTCTCAGTCAGATCTGATACAATCAAGCAATCAATTCCATCCTCCTGAGGATCATAATCAATTAATTCATCTGGTATGTCGAATGATTGTGACAACATCTGTCTGAGATCACCAATAACTCCATACGTTCTTGTGTTGATGTATAACCTGGATCCTCTCACATCAATATTAACACAATCTCCATTGATTACCGATTGGGCTAGATATCTGATCAGGTTAGATTGATGATTCATATACTTATGTCTCAGTAATATTGCTTGAGCTGATGTGAATATAACACCGAAGTTAGCATTCATAGACTTCAATGTCTCAACGATGTCTACATTAGATGGGACAGTGGTGAATAATTCAGGTAGGATGGTAGGAAGATCTTCATTGCCTCTTCTCTTCAATGTTGAGATCCCTCTATCCTCCCACACATGCAAGTACTCTCTGGAGATGATGCTTGGATACATATATGTTAAGATGCCATCAATATATACATGACCTCTAAGAACATTGTCCCCGGAGATCAATTCACAGTTATTATCCAGATCAAGTACAGTGATTGTTCCAAGATTCAATGATATCTTCAAGTTAGCATCGCAGTTCTCCATCATACGATCCCTGACTGTCTTACAGATCTGATTGTTAGTCATTACATATTCGACGATCAATGGGAATGACCAATTGAAGTTAGGATCTATGCTCTTCATTGCATCAACTATATATTGAGCCGATAGATCAGGATGGGCTTCTCCGTACATGGCAGATTCGAATAATAACTCTTGAGGCAGTGACATAGATTGATATAATACGATGGTTATATATTTGAGGGAACAAGATCTGGGGGAGGCCGCCCATTCATCCGAGAAGATATGAGAGCTCTTGTAATATATGACATATGGCCTTAATATCTAGTGTCTCTAGACATCTGTGCACATGTAATAATCACAACAATCACATGTAATTCAATGTTATCATCATATCATGTCTAGCGAGTGGGTGACTTGGAATGAGATCCATACATAAATTGATATATCACTAATAATTCCAGTGACATCTCATATAATTCATTCATTCATAGGGACATAGAACTGACTTCAGATCATTCCCTAGATCTCTGTAATATGTAGCTAACTTGTCATCTAATCCTTCAATCACAATCCATGAACCTACTTCACAGCCTACATCCCTCACTAGTATGTTACTCTGATATCCTTCAGTGTGAGGATTGTTGTATTCATTCAAGATCAATCTCAGAAGTTCTGAGCTAGTATCCTGATCTAGATTGTAAGCAATGTGTATTCGTCCTGTGGGATCCGAGCATATATCGAATATCTCTCCATTGAAGGAACAATCGATCAGGTACCTAATCAATTCAGATCTATTGACATCATCTTGATACTTCTTCCAGAACTTCTCAGATACTATGGATACATGTATAATCTCACCAAGATTGAGAGCTAATCCAAGTGTATCAATCTGTCTCATAGCTTCAATAATCTCCAGATCTGTAGGTATCTGAGGGAATAGATGAGGCAATAACTCATTCAATTGCTTGTGATCTGTCTGCTCTAACTGCTTGATGTACTTGTTAGAGTAGGTGTATCCTCCCTCGTAGTTAGTGTAATAACCGGGAGATAGATAGTCAATGATAGCTATGGTAGACATCATGTGATCCTTAGTAGACTGGAATATGAACAGATCATTGAATGGATCATTGTAATCTATTAGTGTAATCCTTCCATGACTTATTCTGACACCTACCTTAACACCACGAGACTTACATTGTTGTAGCATACGATAGACAGGACATTGAGATATTATGTATCTGAGAAGGAACTGGAACGGCCAATTGATATTGTATGGTCTTGTTGCATCAAGCATATATTGTGAAGTGAGATCAGGATGAACATCTCCATACTCTGATATCTGGAATAGAAGCTCTTGAGGTAACAATGGATCATGATATGATTGAAGCGTACTCAACATAGTTAGGGAGAGGTTTACGGGACATTGCTGCTCCTGTGGGAGAATAGACGATATGCTGAGTATTGAGATAGTTACATGTTGGATACATGACATCACCTGTTGTGAGGTAATGCTATGTTATTAGTATATTATTGTGCATCAGGGTCTATGTACTGCTTGATATGTTCTCTACTTATCGCTTGTTGTATGGGAGGACTTACAATCACTCTTGATGGTGGTCTTAGTGTCATGGTTGATCGTGGATTGATGTTAGGTCTCTGTAGTGGTGGTCTCAGTCCTTGATTGAGAGTAGCTGGGGGTCTGTTCGATGGGAGGAGAGGTCTCTGCAGTGAAGCACCTACCCTTGGGGGTTGTAATGTAACAGGTCTACTCAATGAGAGGGTACTTGAAGGTCCCATTGGAGACATAGTTGAGTTATTGTCCCTAGGGGGTATGTAATGAGGATTAACCTTCCTTACTAACCAACCTGTCACAGTGTTATACTTCTCCATCAACTCTCTCCCCCCCCCTGGTGTGTCTACAAGATCTGAGGGAACAGACATACTCCAAGATCCATATCTCCTCCCGACTGTAACTTGAGGGAATGTCTTCCTTGCCTCTTGGTTGAATAGAGGTACCATATCATCTCTAGAGTAATCAACTATTATCTCATCCTTGTCTGCGGCAGCGCGCTTAATGTCTCCATTCAACACAGATCTAACATATAAGCTCATGTAAGGATCTTGAGGGTCATACTCCATTAGTCTCCGTAGGTTCTCATCTATTCGAATGTTATCCAATTCTCTTCTGAATACCGCACCGAAGTTGAACTTAGGATCTAATCTTCTGACAGCATCAATAATATCAACGGAGGAAGGAGGTGAAGGGAAGATATGAGGATATCTCTGAGATAGAGATTGATTATTACACTCCGTAGCCATAATAATTGATTGAGGTACTATATCTGGATTGAATGGAAGACGCCATCGACCTATCATAATCTTGAATCTCCCATTCTGGAATGGTTCTCCCAAGAATCTCAGGTATTGCCGAGATAATCCCTGTAATGTCTTATCGTGAGCTATGATGAATTCCAGACACCACTTGAAGTTAGGATTAATCAATGACATCTCCTTCGCGATATACTCTGATGATAACAGGGGAGAAGCAGGGCCATACAATGCCGCATTGAATAGCACTTCTTGAGGGAGAACAGAGTAATTCAACGACATATTTCAAGGGGCGAGACTCTATTATATGGAATAGATGGAGCATATACGTGTCAGTACTCCCTTCAGGAAGGATACAGTTAATAGATTCATTCTAGAGTGCGACAAGGTGACGATGAAGATGTTGAGATACAAGCCGAATTGTAACATCTAGCTCGATTAATTGATGGTATCATGGCGTGTTCATGATGTTATCATGAATGTATTGTGTTATCCTGGTGATGAGAATTATCCCAATACTCCAGAGGACAATTAATCTGTACATCTCTCATGGTCACCGAAGGACCTGAGATCATCCACTAAGTATTCTAGTAATTATATCAACATTCCAGTAATACACGACATTCATCTTACAGAATGATCGATCATATCCGAATCATCCTCGTGGATTACTGCCCACCAGAGGATGATTCGGATGATATCACTCACCGTGGAATACAGTCAGAATTGGACTCAACATCTGATCACAAGGGCTTGATTCTCCAGAGGTTGAGATCTATGAAAGATAGTGAGAATTAGATTGATATCCCAGAGGACAATTAATCTCTACATCTCTAACATACACCGAAGGACTTGAGCTGATCCACTAACTCTCCAATAATTGAATACATTAGGTATGTAACTGATGCATTCATCTTACACAATGATCGATCATGTGCGGATCGCCCCATGGATTGCACCCTTACGGACCTAATTCCAGACAATATCACTCACTATGGAATACAGTTAGAATTATCATCCAACCAAGCTCGAACTCATCCAATCTCCCGGGATCTCAACTCTCCAGTCTACAGTGCAATCTATCATCTAATCTCAACAATCAATTAATCCGTACATCTCCAATGTACATAGCATATATCCTACGTCATTCAGATCAGATAGAATCACCACATCGACAACATCCACAGTGATATCATCTCCAATACACACAGATGATACTACTAGTTCTACTAGATTGAAGGTTCTATCCCTATAATCACAATGACACTACATCCATCATCATTCATCAATCATCTCTGGATCTCATATATTATCACGCATGAACACAATGAATGGTGCATACTGCGTAAATTACTCATGAGTTCATTGCTTAACATCAAGGATCTTCCCTATGAACAACAAGAGAGGATATCCAGAGATCTTACCATCAAGATTGAACAGACTTCATTCCAGAAGAGGAAGGGAATGATCACTAAGCCTCTAATAGGTTATCAACTAGATGGAGATATATTGAGACTTCCTTACACATACGCTGGTATTCTCCAAGGTAGACCTGCATTCAATCCTGTTAAGCCAGACATTAATGTTCAATACACAGGGTCATTGAGAGATTATCAAGAATCTATAGTGAAGGAAGCATTAGAGCAATTGAATACTTACTCCACTACATCATTGAATCTATACACTGGAGCTGGTAAGACTGTAATAGCATCGTACTTAGGTTGTAGAACTAGGAAGACTACGTTAGTTCTAATCAATGCAACAGTCCTGAACAGTCAGTGGTTGGAGACATTCACTGAACATACCAACTGTAAGACTTGGGTTGTACCTGAAGGGAAGAAGATACCAGATCAATGCCCTGATGTGATTGTATGTATGTCTGGTAGAGTCAACAAGATACCAGAGGAATGGGGACAACGTATTGGAACGTTAATCATTGATGAGTCTCATCTCTTCTGTACTCCAGGATCTATTGCTCCTCTCTTGAAGTATCAACCTAATTATATCATTAGTTGCTCAGCTACTCCAGAGACCAGAACTGGATCTCATAAGCTCATGCAAGCTATTGTGGGAACACATGAAGTCTTCAGGCCTATTCCCTTCCCATTCCATATCACTAAGTTATTGACTGGTGTTGTTCCTAAGTTACCCTCTGGTGTAGCAACATCTGATTGGAGTGAAGTGACCAAGGCTCTATCCCATAACCAACAGAGGAATATGTTAATAGTCAATATCATTCTAGGACAACCCCATAGGAAGTACCTCATACTCACTTGGTGTGCTGAACATGTTCAACTTCTTCAAGCTTATCTAACACATTATGGAATAGACAATGATGTCATGGTTGGAAGTAAGAAGAGTTACTCAGACTCTCATGTGCTTGTGGGAACCATTGATAAGATTGGAACAGGGTTCGATGAGAAGAATGCTTGTGATAACTTCGGAGGAAGGAGAATTGATACAGTTATCCTCTGCGGATCAACTTACAGTCAAGGTCTTCTCTTCCAGATGGTTGGAAGAACATTCAGATCAGATGATCCTCATATTATTGATCTTGTTGATTCCCTTCCAACTCTAGAGAGGCATTGGACAGAACGAGAGAAGTGGTACCGTAAGCATAAGACTAAGATCACTTCTGTTGAAGCCCCAGGGTATCAGAAGCCTAAGGCAGTTAAGCGTAAGACAGTAAGAACAGTAGATGAAGAGCTACAAGGAGAGTTAGAGTTCATTGACTCAATCAGGTATAGATGAGTATGAACGATTGTGTTATGTCATGGATTAGCATGATATCACATATTGTTATAGTTATGTTGATGGATTACAGAGTGTTATTGGTTGATTCATCCATTCCTCCCTTCGGAAGATGCAATTATTCATCAGCTTGAGTATGTTAGTGTTGATTGTATCTATCTGTACATGCTTGTGATGTGTAATCTTATGGATAGATCATTGAATGATAGGATACTTCTTGGATGATCTGAGTGTCATATGAGGTTACACATTACATCATCAGTTACAATCAATCCATTGGGATATATCATATGATCTTACAGACTGGATGTTCTAGTGATATGACAACTGTTGTCATCCCCTGAGAAGAGCAATTGACAATACCTTCAGGGGATCTAGGAGTAAATGTATAACTCCATATCTATCATTGCCTCTAGAATTATAGATGCTGTGTCTAATCTAATGCCTATGAGCAACAGACAGAGAGCCGCAGCAATAGTATCTCAAGTTCATAGGATGTATCCATCTCTAGACTTCAGACTTGAGTTAGCATTCGCTAGGAGATCTAGTGACATAGTCTATTCCAGATTCTCTGAGTTACTTGATCATCTCACTTCCATAGGTATCAATCCTAGAGATATCATCATTAACTCTAATGCTGTCATACTCCAATCAATGAATACATCCATAATGGATCACCTACCTGATGATATATTCGATAATCCACTAACTCATGAGGGTTGGTTGGTTCTTCCCTTCAAGGATCCAGAGGATAGAACGTACTTCCAAGTTGCTGTAGCTATTCACTCTCAGAGAAGATGGCCTAATGAATCAATCATCAAGTCATGCTATAGTATATTGTATGAATCCCCTGTGAATCTAGAAGAATCTATTAACATTGTGGAGACAATCTTGGAGTATCACCCGGAGTATGATCTATCTGTCACTCTAGAGATGTTAAGGTCAATTCACAGTATCAATCAATCTCTAGATGATGGATATGACGATCAGTTATTGATGTTGAGGGATATATTCAAGCAGTGTAAGCCATTCAAGATTGAACTGAATACTGGAGTAATCAAGGCTTGGCATCATTGTGAGACTATGGATGAATTGAATAGATTGGGTAGTGAACTGACTATCTCACATAGTAGGAGGGATACTTGTAATATATTAGCCATTCATTGTGATGATCCCTTGTCTCTATTCCATAATTGTATTAGAGCTATCAATCTAATCACTACACTAATCTATTAGATCCAATAGAGGATGATATTATCCATTGAGAGATGATACCATTACATAGATGAATGTCATCACTGACGTGGCGAAGGTATTACACTACTATTAGACAGATGATATGATGAATTGATGGTCAATGATTATGCTGGTCGGGGATTATTAGAGCTAATAGATGTAATTATTGTAATACTTCAGGGCATGTTACCGATAGAGGCTAGGGATAGATCAACATATTATTATCGGTTGTACATAACATCCAGAATTATTGCATCATCTTCATCGATTGATGTGATTACACTCCCCCGTAATACTGAGAATATCAGAGGAAAGTCCATGGAGTTCACAGGGTGTTGTGTTGATATCTCATGTGTTGGGAATGATGAGCAAGGTAATATTGAATTCAAGAGAGGGTCGGGTACAATTGTTAGATTCAGATCGTGTATATATGTGATAACTTGTGCTCATGTTGTGCTAGTTACTGAGAATGTACCAGCTGCAGGGGCTTACGGATATCCTAAGAACTTCACACCCTTCCAGAGATACTTCATGACATACTATAGAGGACATCTCCAGAGGAATGGATGTAATAGCAAGGACTCCTTGAAGACTAAGCAACAGAGTATTGAGTTAATAGGTGTTGATCTAAGCTATGATGTAGCTATTCTCAAGCCTACCATTGATATTGAATTCTTACAAGATCCCATCAATCATACAGAGATATCAACTAAGATCACTATAGGTGAGTTCATTCATGCCATAGGTAACACAGGAGATGTAGCACCTCAGAGTCTAAGTTATGGAATAGTTAGAGACAATCTGTATGTCTATCCAACATCTAAGCCCATACCTAACATGATGATAATTGATGCAACCATAGGTAGAGGTAACTCCGGAGGACCCATAGTTAACAAGAAGGGTAGGATGATTGGTATGGTATCAGCTGTATTCCTCTCAGACTCAGGAACAGATCTGAACTTCTGCATTCATCCTCAGGTTATTGAATTAACTCTCTGTTGGATTCTAGATCAAGTATCATTCCAATGGATCACGCCGACAAGACCTGGGAATGATGTTGTATTCATGAGGAATATTAGATCATATATTGAATTGGAAGGTCAATATTATGCTCCTATCCTCAATCTGTTCAGTATAGATCTTCAAGAGTTCGATCCTAACAAGGAGATTGTATACCCTTACGTAATAGGAATGTATCTAACATCAGACTTCCAGAGGGTTCCCGCTGGTAGTATCATTACATCTATCAATGGAAGGAAGATAGGAAGGGGTAAGACAGGACAAGTCACCATACAAGGGTCATTAGATGGTGTTATTCCTGGGTCTAAGGTGGATCTAACCTATAGATTGAAGGATGATCTATACCGATGTGAACACCATATGCAGATCATCACAGAGGCTCTACCTATTGAGAAGGATCTCCTTGCCTTCAACCCTGATGGTGTAGAAAATGTCCCCAACGCCCTCAAATACATAAGATGAGTGACTTCACTGATATTGTTACCTTAATCCAATTCACTGTGGAGACTAATGAGGACTGTCTCGTTAGATTGCTTCAGCTCTTAACTGAGAGAGGAGTGAACATTAGAGCATATATGGAGATTCTTGTAGACTGCCGGAGAATTATCAAGTTCATCCCTAACATTCCAGGAGAAGAACAAGGACTGGCTGCATTAACCATTACTAGAGAAGTTCTACGCTTCCTTGGCTTACATTACACTGAACAAGCTGTGATTAGTGTGGGTATTCCTAACTTACCTGGACAATTAGCTAGAATTAGTTCATTATTCCTAGGTAAGGTCCAAGTGAGAGCCTCATATATTGATGAGACATTAGATCAGATCTATGAAGTGAATAACCTCAATCTAGCTATCCAGATTCTATTGAATGCTTCAACTCAGATCCCATTCGAGCCTCAATGTTGTGTATTCCCTGTTCAACCATGTTGCTGTGTTCCTGTTCATCCAACCAATCACTGCTATCAACCTAGAAAGGAAGACAAGTGTTGCAATAAGAGAAAGAAGCATAAGAAGCACAAGGGATGTTAAATACTCTCAGTCTTCATTAGGTAATAGATTACATAACCCCTACATGGGCTATGCGATCTTAATTAATCATTACATGTGTTGTAACACTATCCTAAGTTACTCTGATGTATATCACTTCCATTCAACCTCGGAGATACCTATGTGATTGTGAGCTTCAAGGGCTTCAGACATAACCTAATATGTCTCCATCTATAGTGTTGTTGCATCTACCTCAATGCTATTATATCATTCATATCCTTACTATGCCCCCGAGAACCACAAGGGATGGGGAATCACTGCTCAGAGTAATAGATCTTGTTCAAATACTACTCTATTGCAAGTAAGTTAGAACAGCAGATACAGTGAGGTAACAATGAACAAGCAACTAATGATCGAAGATATCAAGAATTCAGCATATGTATATAATTCTCAATCACAAGTTGGATATCAGAGAATAGCTTCAACTCTATCAGATGATGGAAGATTCATTCTATCATTCATAGTAAGGTATGTCCTTGAACACTATGAGAAGGATAATGGATCTATTGTTCTGTCTCTCGGAGAGATCGGTGACTTCATGGGTATCTCTCCAATTGTTAGAGCTCAGATCTCTGAATTATCAAGTATTGTAGATCTTCGTATTACTTCCAGATATGAACCATTATGTAAGAATATGGTGTTCAATATCATTATTCAGCCTGATGCTCAAGGTATCATGAGATCTGTTCTCGATGCTGCTGAGAGAGTGTATGGAGAATTGGATGGAGTTGCTAACAATAACATTATCATTGAGAATGGAAGGGTATTGAATCCTGAGAGTCTCATGTCCTTCGGTAACAGACCAAGGGATAGAAGCGTTGATGGATTGGAGGAGTTGAGCGATCAACATCTAACACTCATCAACTCTCAAGTTAATCTGAGATCTGAACTGTTGAAGGCTCTCAGTGATCCATCTCATCATGTTGAGGGATTCGAGCTAGATCCATCATTCCACGAAGATATCAAGAATACTGTTGTTACAATACATCAATACACCAGAGGGTTCAATGTTATGTTCTCATGCAAGGATGATATGGATCAATTCCTGGAGAAGTACTCCAATACATACAAGATTCTAAGCATGGAAGAGGTGAAGCCATATGGTATCATTAACTGTGAGGGAGAAGTGCGCTCTGCTCTATCTTCTGAGCTAACAATATTCACGAGAGGTATTGAGTTGATATTCAGTTGTCCTCCCAGATCTCATATGGATACAGCAATAGCCACAGCAGCTGTAGCCTCTGATCTATTCATATTGTTCTAATGTTATAGAAGATTACATCACTATTGAAGAGTTAGTGATGCTATCTAATCAAGGGAATGAATTAATTCAGTATATTATTGTATCTCATCAGAGCATATTATCGAGATTATTACATTGATGTTACTCTCTAGGTTAGAATGAGATGTAACCTTCAATAATCTCATTATATCACATTATCTCTACATTGTCTCTCATGAGCTCAATCAACTTCTCCCAGAAGGGCAATTCATTCTATCTCGTAGGCTTGTAATGGATTCATTAGAACAACGGAGATTGATTAGAGAGATTAGTAACGCAGAGTACAAGTACAATACTAGTATGCAAGTTGCTCTCAATGATAGTCTCAATAATCTCACCCACGAACAACGTATTGTATTCCTCTCCTTCCTAACTTACTTAACAGATTGGGCCTCAATACCTCAAGATGAATACATGAATGGTTCAGACAATATCATCAACGTACCTATAGGATTGAGTGGCTTCGATGATCTAGGAGTTACTCCATTAGCTAGACTGAGACTGTCAGAGCTATCAGAGATATTAGACTTCCACATCATTCTATGTACTAATGGGAAGAGACAGTTAGCATTGAGGGTTAATGATCATAGCAACATCGTCAGAACTTCATTACTTCACCTATATGAACTGTACAAGGTAGGATCCTACCTGACAACTTACATCAATATTCAATCAGGAAGGGTGTGTAATGATGATAATATTGTGTCCTTGGGTTGTAAGACAGAGCAAGATCTTGAAGGCATCAATAGATTACCAATTCATGTCCTGAGAGATATGCATGAACAAGTCATTCTCAGATCTAACCTGATGAGATCTCTGGAAGGAGATGGAGATGTTGATCGATTCTGCCTTAGATCTAATATTCTATGAGAGTGTCAAGGGTGTAAGTATGACATGCATTCCTGGATTCTCTAGAGATTGTCGTCTAGAATTCAAGTCATATGACATGATGAACATCTTCATGAGGTTATTGTCTAGTACTTACAAGATACAATCACTGGGAGCAGGGAAGTTAGTCACTATAGATCATTCTGGAGCATATGAGATATCATCTATAACTCCTTCCATGGCTAAGATGGAAGGTAATATGGTTCTATTGAGCTGCACCCCCAGGGAACATCTAGATCTATTCATTGTAAGATAATTAGAATTGAAGGTTACATCACTTCATTGGGTGATGCAATCTATTGCTTGTATGTAACATCGGCGTTATTATTCTATTGTCAGTTCATTCTTGAATAGATCATTGAGGTATGGATAGACATGATGAATTACAACATCAGAACATAATCCCGCTGCCTCTAAGGGTTGTCTCACTATGCCTCTAGTCCATTGAAGCTTCCTCGATAACTTGAATGTTGTATACTCTACACGATAGGATCTTGAGTATCCATCACAGCAAGGAGGATTATAGTCACAGAAGAACCATTCTCCCTTCCAGTGATCTTCTGTTCCTATCTTCTCACGATCCCATCCATTAGTCTCACAGAACTCATATATTATCTTACGTTCGAATGGATTCCTGGCTGTGACGATCTTAGGATTCTTCTGACCCTTGAGTATATCAATTAATTGCTTAGTATGATCGTGGAATATCTCCTTATCCGTGAAGTTCATGAATGACATTTATTGAACGTTGTTGGTCTGGGATGTCAATATTATATAGATGTTATATCCCATACCACGTATTATTGGAAGAGATATGTAATTAACCCTATAGTAATATTATATGAACGAGCTAATCAGTAGATCATGTCATCGATGTATTAGATGGCATTATCTTTATAATGTCGAGGGATTGAAGTCATAGAGCATAACTTGAATAATCATCTGTGTATGAAGTATCGTAGTCTATGGATCCATTCTCCTCTGGAAGTACTTCAGCCTGATCATTATTCTCAGGAACATTCTCATATTGCATGTCATAGTCAATGAATCTTGTATACTCGTCAGGTCCTACATTATTAGGCTTAATCCTATCAATAGGTATGTATTGAATGTATCTAGGCTCTGAGCTATCAATCTCAATTAACGATCTAATAGATTCGATAGTGTTCCTGAAGTCGTAGTAAGCATCCTTCATTGTTACCTCAGAAGGACTTGATTGTGTAACTGATCCACCCATGAACACTCTGAAGCTATGACATCTGATCTTATTCTTCTTCTTCAGAAGGGATCTATCAACTCCATCCTCTTCACATACCTTCTTGATATTCACATGCTTATCAATACAATTATCGTAAGTAGCTACATATCCATTCATTCCATTGATTAATTCAGCTAGCTTAGCCCTATCCAACGAGAAGCCTAGATCGAAGTTATGATTGATCATGACCTTGTTCACCATCAATATACCTATATCCCTATCAATAGCATGAGTTGCTTCATCTAGTACCCATCTAGCTTGCATCATGAAGTCGTCATGGAAGGCGAAGTCAGGCACTTGATCCATGAAGATCTTGAATATTATGGGATCTAACCCTTCAGGGCATGGGTATTGCTTCAATGCTTCAGCTCTAATGTATGGATTGGGATCATTCCAATTCTTCATCAACTCAATGTACTCTTCAGAACACTCTTCCATGTTAATATTAGGGATATGGATATTGAACTCTGTCTGTAGTAGACCATCGAATAATACCATATGGCCCTTGAAGGTATCTTCGAAGAACTTCAACACTCTCTCGGCTTCATCTCTATGATCTCTCAGGTAATCAATCTTATCTTGAACTACATTGAGGTGTTCTAACAAGATACCTACAGACTCAAGAACTAGATCCATACTCTTAGCTCCACACATCTGTATGTTAGACTTAGATAACTTCAAGGATACATTCCTAGAGCCTGTGCTAATATCAATAATGATTGAGTTACGGAATGAATTACCCTTAGTTATTCCTCTAGCCACTCCATCATAGAGAACACATAGAACAGAACCAGGGATCTTACACTCAGGTATTCTAATCTTCTTCCTCTTCCTCTTAGGCTCTTCGAGAGGGATTCTTGTGACATCCAAGAGAGGGAATACAGCCTTGAGATTAACTTCAGATGTGAAGTGAACAATCACTGTCATTGTAGCAACGTCAATATAGTCAAAATCTTCAATTACCATGGTTGATAGCTTTATGCACATAAATACTGAGCCAATCACACATAGATGAACATACCATATAAGTTGGATAAGATCATAGAGCTATTGGAGAACAATTCTAACAAGATAGAGCATATGTCCAAGAGATTGGATGCTATTGAGATGAGGATTAATAACTTAGAATCGATATCTAGATCTCAGATGAATATGTCTACAACGTCCATGGTTCTATCTGTTGCTTCCATGGCTATATCTTCAAGTAACAATAACACCAATGTAAGAGATAGTAATCAGAACAATGATCTAATCCGTCCTCCACAGACAAGAGGATATGTGTGATTGTTACAACAACAAACAAGACAACAATGGATGGATTAGTAGTGTTGGGATCTAGAGTTAAGCGTAAGCTCATTCAAGGACCTCCTGGAGAGAAGGGATTGCAAGGAGAATTAGGCCCTACAGGCCCCAGGGGAGAGCAAGGATTAGAAGGTCCAAGAGGATTCGATGGATTACAAGGCCCTACGGGTCCAAGAGGATTACAAGGAGAACCAGGAAGAGATGGTGATCCTGGAGGCCCCACAGGTCCTCAAGGTCCTCCTGGTATGAGAGGTCCCAATGGCTTGAATGGATTAGACGGAGAGATGGGACCTCCTGGAAGAAATGGATTAGATGGTAGAGAAGGTCCCACAGGTCCCCAGGGTGAACGTGGATTACAGGGAGTACAAGGAGAACCAGGCCCTACAGGCCCTAAGGGAGATCCAGGACAGGAATATAAGCCTAACATTCACTTCGGTATAGCCAACATTGCTCCAATGTCTCTAATGAAGGCAACATCCATCAAGCTGAAGATGATAACTGTAGGTGTTAATGATTGGTTATTCATTGATGGTTCTGACTATACATGTGGAGTTAGCGGGGTATTCTCAATGAAGGCTAATATTAACTTAACTAAGGTGACAGCTGGTACTAATGCAACAACCTTCACTATTATTGTATCTTCCCTCTTGGATACATCGACATATTATACAATCCCTCCCAATATCCCTGAAGGAACAACATTCACTATAGCAGTTGTGGGAGATTACATACTCATGAGAGATACTAGATTATCCATCACTATCCATCATTCATCAGATGATACATTCAATGTTAGAGAAGATTCAATAATAACAGTACATAGAGTAGGCGATAGACCTTATAATGGAACTTCTCCTCATTCCAATGTTGCTTAGAACACATCATCAATCATTGTAAGAGAGAGGAATCCTAGGTGATTATTCTTCCAATAACCCCTTGGTAGGTAGAGAGAATTCAAGTGATCTACACTTGTGTTCTATTCAATGAAATGGTTAGATTCAGTAAGATCTACCCTCTCATCAGTGACTCAGAACTATCCAAGAGAAGGAATGATGCTGAAGTATGGATTATGGCAGCAGTTCATGATGATAGATCTCTAGTTAAGAGACTAATTCAATTAGGATCAGATCTCAGAGATGGATATCTATGGTTGAGTGTGGCATTGATGTGTGAATCCTATGAGATTATTGATGAAGTATGCTCTCAGAAGACTATTAATAAGACATTACTATCAGAGTGTCTCTTGGAAGATGATGATTCGTTCATAGATATATTACTGAATGCCCCTGATTCTGTATTCATGACATCAATTGAAGCTTACATTGAGAATGCATCGTTATTCCCTGAATCTCCCTTGATGGTATGTATAAGATCTGATAGAGATAACAATTACATATTGATGTTGAGATTGATGATGGATAGATTGCTTCGTTGCTTCGGCCAGATACATCCTTCATTGATAGGCACAGTATTATTAGAGATGAGCGTATTCAACAACATGGATAAGTTCGAGCTAGAGATCTCCAAATCTCTCAGACAATGAATGGAACAGTAAGCTCTTCAGTTCCTGTAGATCCTTATATATTCTTCTATGGACATAAGGGTAGTAAGGATGAAGCAGTATTCTCACAGTTCTATCCTTCATCATTCACAATCCAAGGCGTTACATTCCCTACAGCTGAACATTACATGCATTATCAGAAGGCCATACTCTTCGGAGACACTGTAACAGCACAGAAGATTCTATCAACTTCAGATCCTCTAACTGCTAAGAAGTTAGGAAGACAAGTTAAGCCATTCAATGAACAAGTGTGGAATGAGAGATCAATGCAGATAGTGTATGATGGTAATATTGCTAAGTTCACACAGAATCCTAGATTACTTCAGATAATCACAAGCCCTAAGTATAATGGTAGATTCTTCGTCGAGACTAATCCAAGAGATAAGATCTGGGGTATTGGGATGGGAGAGACCAAGGCTAGAACATTACATCCAACTCAATGGAATGGACAGAACAAGTTAGGAAGGGTTCTAACAGCAGTGAGAGATAACATCATCACATCAATGAGACAGTGAGATTATAGAACATTACATTAATATTGGAAGACATTACATGATCCATTAAGGGATTATGCTATGTATTGGAAGTGAGAACATGTAATATTACATCACCTTGACACCATCAGTAGGTGTTACTATTAGATCTATTCTGTTGAATCTAATCTATGGCCACATCAGTAATATGACTCAATACAGAAGGATCTAACACAACAAGAGTTAAGCTTCATAGCTATAGTCAATGAGTGATTGTATGCGGAAGTATTAGACCTGAACTCGATGAGAACTCCCTTCGAAGACATTCTCATATTACACATAGTCTTGTTAACTCTAAGTCTAGGTAATGCTTCACGATCTATTAGAATATCAAGCTCATGAGTATTAGTCTTAACATCATATGAACTCCTGATATGTTGAATATCGTCACATCTGACAATATCATCGAATAGAGTCAATCTATTGTCTAGTTCATTCTGGAGATTCTTCATCTTGTCATAGATTCGTTCAGGAGAGAAGAGAGGATTAGTCTCAATGATGTATGTCACTATCTCATGATCTGTAGCTCCATCTCTCAACTCGGGTATGAATTGATTAACGTTCTCTCTGTTGCATCTCTTGATTGTCATAGCCAGAGGGCAAGTAGATCTTGTAATGGTCTTGCATGAATAGGCTAGATCATGAATCCAAGGATCATAAGCTAACATAATATCATCCAGAGAGTATTCACAAGGTAACAATGATAGTGCTATAGCTGTGAATCTAGAGTCTTCCTCAATGATCTCACAGTCTAATTCATCTGGAATATGGTACATGAATTGATCCACACTAGGGGTCTGAACTAACGCCGTTCTTGTACTTCCATCAGAGTTGAAGTATCTAACGAATGGTTGAGATTCGATCCATCTAATGAGCTTAGACACATTCCTATATACTTCACTGGCTCTGACTCTCTCAATTAATGCTATGGGTATCCAATTGAAGTTATCACAGACAGACCTCATAGAGTTGACAATATCAACTGATTCAGGATCTACAAGGTATACTTGAGCCTCAGATTGTGTGAGATGCGGATGAGACATTTCAAGAGAGATGATTGTTGTATATACCCTGAAGGAGAGAGTATATGAATTACAGGATGATAGCTCCTAGATTGATTAGATGATAGCTCCTAGATTGATTAGATGATAGCTCCTAGATTGCTAGTTCATAGATTGATTAGATCCTGAGTGATAGATTGATTAGATCCTGAGTGATAGATTGATTAGATCCTGAGTGATAGATTGATTAGATCCTGAGTGATAGATTGATTAGATCCTGAGTGATAGATTG